TCACGCTTCCCTCCTTTTCAGAATCGTCAGCGCTGGTGCGCGCGAGTCGGTTGCTGATACCTTGTTTGCCGCCGCAATGAGCTGATCCAACTCCGCTGCTGAGTAGTGGCTGGTGATGCTCCCATTCTTGTGGCCGAGCAGTGCTTTCCGATCCTCCTCAGTCACACCTGCAGCACGCAGCCTTCTCCCAAAGGTGTGCTTTAAGTCGTGAATTCGGATTCTGGCAAAGCCGTCATGTGCCGTCCGCAAGAATTTCTCCTGCCACTTCTTCGCCGCTCGGATCCGCGCCTTCTTCCAGGCTGAGTCGTTCATGCGGTGAACTGTCGTTTCATTCCCATCACCATCTGGCTTGCCAAACGGGAACACGTAGAGCGGATGCTTGCCGCGCTGTTTCTCGATTACTGACTTGGCAACGTCATTCATCACGACCAGACGCTCGTCTCGGTTCTTCACGCCAGACCTGGCGCTCCTTCCCCCAAATCCCGCCGGGATCAGGAACACGCTCGTTCCCAGCTCCGGTACTGCAATCTCCCAATTCCACTGAAGCTTGCAAACTTCCTGCTCCCGGCAGCCCGTATTGACCTTGAACATCGCCATGGTCTGAAGGTGCGCCGGGAGTTCGGCGAACAGGATCGACTGCTCTTCCCATGAAAGCGGATAGGGCTTTCGGCTGTTCGTCTTCTCGTCCAGCAGAGAAATCATCGGCACCACGTCCAGCAGCGGCCGTCTTTCCTCGTCACGCCACTTTCGCGCACAGAGGTTCAACACTCTGATGACCCGCTGAAGCGCGATATTCACTGTCCGGTTCGTGACTGGCTTGCCTACCGCTGGATTCAGCTTCGACTGGATGTACGGCGCGAGAGCATCGTCATCGATGTGAGTCAACGGCATGTCGCCAATGAACGGATCGAGCTGCTCCATATAAGTGGCCGAGATGTGGATAGAGGCCTGGTCCTTCACCTCCAGCAGGAAGCGAGTCGCCGCCTCCCGCCACGTCCTTACCCGCCTGACGCCGTACACCTTCTGCTGGCGCAACTGCTCCAGCTTGTGGATCAGGTATTGCTCTGCTTCGGCGCGGTTACAAGTGCCAGTACTCTCTTGAATTCGTTCTCCTCTGTACTTTTTGTCGATCTTCCAGATGCCGTTTGGCATTTGCTGGAGGCCGGTGATTGCTTTTTGGGCCACGGCGTTGCTCCTTTCTTCTTGCCCTGGCGCTCGCTGCGAGGGCGATTGTTGTCCTGATTCGCGGCCTTTTCAATTGCCATGGTCTCGATGTAGCGATCGGCCCACTCATCAAGCTCGATTCGGTCGAAGCCGACGCCCTGCTTCCCGATCGGGAATTCACGGACGTTAGGCCGGACTGTTTTGTTGAATTCTTCCCGGCACATGCCGAGATAGCCGTATGCCTCGCCGGCGCGAATGAAGCGCGGGAGGATTGGCGCGACCTGGGCCGCGCTTCGATTTGCCATGAGGTGATGCTCCATGCCGCGCGTGGCGGCAGAAGGTGGTTATTGGGTGGCTTTGGCGATAGCTGCCCGAGCCTTTGAGATCTCGGCGAGCTCTTGCTGATGTTCCGGAGTGGTGTACTTGAACTCGTTTGCCAGGAGCGTCCAGCGCTCGACGGCAAGGCTCAGGGCTGCGACCAGCTCTTCGTGCAGTCCGCGTTCCTCGCGGCCAATATCCCAGAAGCGTTGGCCCCAGTGCCCGGCCGGTGGCGGGTTGTTGTTCTGCGCGCCGAACGCCAGTGCACCGACTACAGCGTCCAGCAGGTCGCGCTTGTAGGCGTTGTCGCCGTCGATGCTCAGGCCACGCCGGCGCAGAGTGGAAATCACCTCGTTCAGGTCGATTCCTTTGTCCTGCAGCACGATGTCGAGTTCTGGTTTCTCTGGGGTGTAGATGGTCAGGCAGAGCTTTGCGCCTTCAGGAAGGCTGGCGCTGATCTTCTCCAACGCATAGCTCGCAGTTTCGTGGAAGCGGTTCAGTGCGGACATACGAATACCTCGCCCACCGTACACCGGCAGGCTGATAAGTTGTTGAATATTAAGAAGTGCACCCTGCACAGGATCGGAAACAAGCGTGTAGGTTCATGTCGCTTGCTTTGTAGTGCGATGCTCTCTAAAAAATGGTCTAGACTCGGATTTCTATGTTTTAAGAAGGAGTCGAGTAATGAACAAGAATGATGCTGCGATTGTTATTGACTCTATAATTTCTGAGTTAAATAACAATCCGAATCAGTTCAATCTTAATGTTTCAATTAAAAATATCGGCGTACATGGCATAGGTCGGGATGGCGGCACAGGCATACGAGCTAGCGCTGTGGGTGGGGGAGTTGGATCAACATCTATCGGTATGGTCGGCATTGCCTCCACCGGAAACATGGATTTTCGCATCTCAGAAGGCGTTGCAGATGATAAGTTAAAAGCAGAAATTAAAACGTTTACATCAGCGCTTGAGCAGATTTCTAATCAGTTAAAGACTGAAAAACCCGACAAGGGATTAGTAGATCATCTTTTCGGTGCTGTAAAGGATAGCATTATACCTTCAGTAGTTAAGGCAGTAGTAGCTGCCGTTATAGCTGCTGCCTTCTGAGTTTAAATTAGGGCTGAGGCGTTCTAGTATGTCGAAATAACTACTATCGCCACGGCCCCCTGTAGATCAGGTAGGCCATGTAGAGCGGGGCGAAGATCATGGCTGAACCCTCTTGAACTCGACGACCCATACCCACGGGTTTGCTTCCCAGTCGCCGCCTGTGGATTTCCAGAGATTGCGAAAGGCCGACACTGCGTCGGTTCCGGAAACGCTGAGCTGCTGGTGGGAGCCTGGTGGATATCTGTGGTCAGTATGGTTCCAGTAAGTCTGTCCGTCCTTCACGCCTTCCCAGATCAGTCCTTCGTCGACTGCTTGGCCTTCGCTGATGTCCTGCAGCCGCTCGACGCGCACGTCGGTGATCTCCAGCAGGATGCGGCTGTGTTTGCGAAACATGTGGATGGCCGGTGTCCATTTGGCCACCTTGCAGTGCGCACCATCATCAAGGTCGGCGCGGTACGTCAGCCGGCAGCCGATATCGGCGTGAGTCTCGCGCACCCACAGCCGCTGCCCCGCAACGCCATACGGGCAGTTGTTGCGTATTTCCTCCGGCCCGATTTCATTGCCGGAGAGCTCGCAACCGACCGCGCGGTCGATGAATGGAAACTTCACTGCCCGCCGCGTGACCGTCTTCCGGCCTTCCAGGATGGCGCGCACCATAGGCGCCGAGAACAGGATCGGCCGTTCCTTTACTTGAGACATGAGTCGTCCTTGCCGCTATAGCGGCTGACTTTGAAGGGGGAGGGAGTAATTTTGCGACAGGAGTACAGATGTACTCCTGTCGGGATCTGGTTAATCAGCCAGGCGGCGGAAGCCCATTGAGTAGATGAGCTCGGCGCGGTTCTGACCGATACCGTCGATGCGCTTCAGCCACGCGATCGAGTCGTCACGGGACGCGAATCCGCCGAACGCCAGATACGCAACCCAAAGGCCCTGCACGTACTTGTCAGCGTAACCGGTGCGATCGTCGCCGCGGGCCAAGGATCGGCCATCAAGAAAGCCGAACACAGGGTGCTTGGTCGCCATCACCCACTTCTCGAAACGCTCGCGCTTGCCTTCCGGGTGCTCGATATGGAGTGGTGTCAGCTCATCAATCCGCTGATCCGCTGCGTTCAGGCGCTGCTGGAGAGCGTCACGCTCTTTGATGGCCTGGGTATGCTTGTCGCGCCAGTGCAGCACCGCGTCGAGTTCTTCTGCCGCTGTCACCGGTGGTTGACCGGCCATTCGGCGCTCAATCATTTGCCAGACGGGCTCGTACTCAGGCCAGTCGCTTTCGATCACTAGGAATGAACGAGCAGGCGCGCCGGCGATGAACATCTGCTCATGCAGTGCTCGGCAGCGGCCTGCGAAGTTACGGCGCTGGTCAATTGGCAGCTTTTCCATGTCGCTGCGTTTAATCACGATGTAGCGGTCTTCGCGCAGGAACGGCTCGACCGGTATGTTTTCTGTGGGCATGGGGCGTCCTATGCCGGGGCATGCCCGGGCGGTGGAGGATTGGTTACGGCTTCTTGAAGGTCTTGGTCAGCGCCGCATTGACGCTGTTGCCGCGCATGAGCACGACATTGGCGAGTGCCGCCCGGTCTTTCTGGCTGTGACTGGCCTGCCCGAGTAAGCCGAGGACCTGCGCGGACGCTTTAGACCGGCGGTATCTTTTGTGTGCATGGCGGTGACCCAGAGGTCAGCGGCTCGACCAGATTTTGCGCACAGACGCGAGAGCCTTGACCCTCACGCAGCGGGCGCGGTTGCGGACTTCTTCCAGGCGTTCGCCTGTCGGCCTACGGAGGCCGTTAACTTCATTGCTTTGGCGTGCTGCCCCTTGCTGATCAGCGCTTTATTGGTGAGCGCTCGCAGCAAGTAATTCAGCATCCAGATGCTTTCCAGCAGGAGGTTCAGGTGGGGCAGCTTGTCTCTCGACATATTGGCCCGGCCGATCAGCACCAGAACTTGCAAGCACTCATCTCGAATCTTTGCTCCGACAACCTGTTTCAGGTCGCGAGGGATGTTGCGCACCAGATCAAGCGACATGCCGAGCAGTTCTTCTGCAACTTTGTGGATCTCCAGATCCATGTGAAGGGCCATCCTGGCCCCCCTGAAAAGCGATGGCGCTAACGCGCCCATGAATGAAGGATTGAAGGATCAAATAAAGCGTCTGCGGACCGGGCGCGCGACGCGCTCGAGGTTCTTGCCGTAGCCGTAGTAGAGCCAGCCATCTCCAAAGGCCATGAAGGAGGCGTAGTGGGCGGAGAACTGCGAGCTGGTCCAGTGATAGCGCTTGCTGAACACGTCCTTGTCGCCGAGCGTGATCTCCAGAAACGAAGCCTCGCGACGGGACATCAGATGAAAGTCCTTGTGGCCCTCGCGCTCGAAGGCGGCACAGAACTGGGCGGCGGGGTAGGAGTCATCGGCAGCGATAAGATCGTCCGTATTGGCTCGGCCATCCCAGGCACTCTTGGCGCCGTTGAGTTCGTTGCCGTAACCACCCCACTCGAACTCGCCTTCTGCATCGGCGCCGGTCGGGACGATCAGGTAGTAGGGTTTGCCGTCGCCCGGGAACAAACCGCCATTCACACCGCCTTCGCCGGGCCAGATTTCACCTACAGCAGGGATATCGCTTGCGGCAGCGGTCGGCGTGACTCCAATCGCCAGAGAAGCCAGCTTGAGCACCACCGATTCATCTGGGCTGCTGATCATCAGATCGCCACGGGTGTAGGTCGTTAGTTGATTCGCTTGCATGGGATGCTCCTGTGAGCGAAGTAGGGTGCAGACAGTCGGCGCTTCCCGACATGCTTCTGGTCTGAGCGTCGTCCTGACACTCCCGGGAATCGCCTGCAAAGAAAGGAATGAATGGGTGAATTATTGAATAGGGAGGCTGCGGACAGGGCGGACGAGCCGCTCGCGGTGCTTGACGCCGTAGCCGATCCAGCCACCTCCGAAGACCATGGTGAAGGCGAAGTCGGCGGAATACTGCGCGCTCAGCCAGTGCCAGCGATCTTCGCGCAGCGTGATCACGCCGTCGGCCTTGGCGGACATTAGAAGAGCGGCCTCAAGGTGGGACGGGATGTGTGCATCCAGTTCCAGCACCTTCGCCGCGAGATCGCTGCCGTCTTCGGCCATGGCGCGAGTGTTGGCTGCACCATCGCTGTAGCTCTTGGCGCCGGTGACATCCTGTCCGTACTCGCCCCAGGCGCCGGTCAGTTCGTTGTCGAGCAGCACCAGGGCGCGCTCTTCGCCGTTCAGCCAGTAGCGAGTCACGAAGGTGCCACCGGCAAGAGGTTGGCCGCGTTCTGGCAGGTCGGCGGCGGCTACGGATTGCTGTGCATGTTGAGTCATGGTTTTCTCCGGGTATGCGCCGCCCTCCGTGACCGGATGCGCAGCGTGAGGGTGGTTATTCGTCGTGAGTGATGCGAAGGGCTTCGCGGTCGTGGGCAAGCTTCAATTTCCGCGACACGTTTTCAGGAATTTCGTATTTGTGTCGCGGCGGCGTGAGTAAGGGAAGGGCGCCGCCCGGGCCAAGGCCATGCAGGTGGTGAATCATCAGCGTGATGGCTTCGCCCGGTTCTTCGATTCCGCTCCAGGCCATCAGGTCAGCAAGGGCTTGGCGCGTAGCTGGCAGGGTGTGGAACCGAACCTCTACTTCGCCGCGGCTCTTCCTCTTCGCCGCGGCTTTCGCTGAGCGATCTGCATTGCTCTTGGCCATGGCTTACCTCTTCAATTCCGCTGGCCGGCAAGTCCAGCCATGTCTGTCGTCGGCGCTGGTGCGCCCGGTTGATCGATCGTCTCACGCTGCTGCCTTCACCTGGTGCCAGGCGCCGGCGGCGTAGAACAGCTTCGCTGCCTGGGCTTCATCCATCGACACCTCGTCCGGAATGGCGATCCAGCCTGACGCAACCAGATGGTTCGGGTTGGCGCTGTTGCGCAGCTCCAAGTAGTAATGCTCGATGGCCTCTGTCAGGCGCTCGACCTTGTAGATGCCCTCGGGCGAGATCTCCACCGACTTGATGTACTCGGCGCCACGCTCGTCGCGACACATGGCGCCGATGTAGATCGTCCAACGATAGGAGAAGTCGAAAATCGCGTTGGCGATCGCCAGACTGCGGATCTGCCGGCAACTCTTCCAGTTCGCCATGATCTGGCTGCCGCTGGGGTCGATGTTCACCACCGCGACGTGGTTGGTGCGCAGCAGCGCCCGGCAACTTCGTTCAGCCCGGGCGAAACCGTTGTTGGGTTTGCGTTTCGACTTCATAGCGAGTCCGCCATTTTGCGCAGCGCCTTGCGTTCGGCCGCTGATATCGGCTTCGGCCTCCGCTTGAGGACCGTTTCAGGGTCTATTTTCTTCGAGCGGGGCGGTGGCAGCGGATTGCGCGGCGGGCTTTTCAGTTGGTCGATCCGCCCGCCGGCGGCCAGGTACTGCGCGATTCGTTCAGAGATCGACTCGGCATCTGGGCGGTGCTGCTCGACGAGGTTGAGGTGGTTACTGATCATGCTGCTTTACTCCGGAGCTTCGCCTCGTAGCCGTCCACCAGCAGCTTAAACTGCCAAAGGTCTTCTTCGAGTTGTTCGATGTAGTCGTCATCCCGTTTGAACTCTTGCAACCAGAGCTGGCGACCAACGGGTTTCAGGAGAGGGCAGTACATCCCGATGTGCCACCACTTGCGGCCGGTGATCCACATGCAGCCCTGCACCTGGTCGATCACTTCGCTGGCATCGTTATCGATGTGGAACGCGCGAAGCTTGTCAGGCGAAAGGAAGCATTTGTACTCCGAGCCGCCGTCGTCGCCGATGAATCCGTCTGCACTGGCGCCAAACACGCCGTCGTCAGTTTTCACCAGCCCGACCTGCGTAACGATCAGGCCCGTCTGAATTTCGTGTTCCATTCGGGCTTCCGGCTCCAACTCATGCCCTCGGCGCATCTGCCAGGTTTCGAACCCGCCGTCCAGTGGCGCGCCGCCGATCCGTTCAACGGCCAGTTCGAAGGCGTAGGCGAGTGCGGCGTTCGATGGTTCGCCGACCTTCTCGCCGTCCAGCGCGCGCTGCACAACCTCTGCTTTCGGCCCCGCCTTGTAGCCGGCCAGGTCGCGGGCCTTGCTTTCGCTATGCCCGCCCAGAATCGCGTCGACATACTTCCGCTGCTGGGTGGTAAGCCCGTTCACCTTGGAGCGGGCGGTGCTGAACATGCTTGCGGTGATGACCCCGGCGCGGCCTTGCAGCCACTCGGCAGATCCCTGCGTGCAGTTGAGGACAATCATTGTTTTGCCTCCAATATGTCTTTGCGCTTGGTGACGGCAATCTTCACCGTGTCATAACCGACCTTGTCGCCGCTGGCCTGCAAAACCTTCAATGCAGCCTGCCAGACATCTTTGAGCTCATCGGGTGAGGCTGTCTGTTCGACCCGCTCAAGGATGTCCGTAATTACTTGGGCTCGCATTTCCTCGCTATCCGATCCGTCCGCCGTCTGCGCGTCATCATCGCGAGCCTCACTGGTCGTGATGTTCAGCAGGGCGCACATCACGTAGCGCTTGCCATAGGTGGTGGATGAACCAACCGCCTGCACTTCGTTGCGCCCTTTGCCGATATCGGCCGGCAAGGTCATCGTGGTGTGTTCTCGGTGCCCGTCACGGTGCATCAAAATGCCGGTGACGCTGATGGCTTTGTCGAGGTTTTCAACCTTGAAGGTGATCGCGAATCCGTGTCGCTGCATGATCGGCTTGATGATTCGCGTGATGTCGTCGAGCGTGGCGTAGGCGTTGCCGGTATGCAGGTTCACAGCGGCCTCGAAGACCGTTGGTATCTCGCACTGCATTTGCGCCATTCCGGCGTTGAATGCTGCTTCGGCGGCCTTATCCTGCATGCGCTCATGCATGGCGAGCAGGCGCTCCATCTTTTCGATATCGCAGGTCGGATCGGCGGCGGCGCGACTGATGACCGCCATGATGCTGTTGTCCGTCGAGATCGGCACGACGGCTTGCCGGCGCTGTTCCGGCATGATGATTTCGGTGGACATGGCGGCCTCCTCAGAAATGGATGGTGATGTTGGGGACTTCCCGGCGAGCGATTTTCAGAACGATGGCCTTGGCCAGTTCTTCGGTGATGTTCATCGACATCAGCGCCTCTTTGGCGGCGCCCATGATCTTCACCTTGTGGGCCTGATCGGCTTCGCGCTCCCGCTGCTGGCGGGCGGCCTCGTTCGCTTCGGCCTGCTGGCGAGCTACCTCGGCAAGGCGGGCTTGCTCTACGGCTTCAGCTTGGCGCTGTTCGGCGGCGATCCGCTCTTGCTCGGCTCGTTGTTCGGCAGCGATGCGATTGACTTCTGCCTGCGCAGCGGCTCGCTCGGCCTGCTCTGCTTGCAATTGAAGTTGTAGGCGCTGGCGCTCGGCTTCTGCCTCAGCATCGCGGGCCGCTTGCTCGGCGGCGCGCTGCGCAGCGGCAGCCTGATCAAGCAACTCCTGCTCGCGGCGGGTGGCGGCGTCTCGCTCAGCTTGGGCGCGTTGTTCAGCTTCGCGGCGGGCACGCTCTTCAGCTTCCCGGGCGATTTGCGCATCCCGATCGCGCTGCGCCTGTGCTTCAGCCTCGGCGCGCAACCGGATCAGTTCGGCCTGCTCGGCTTCGTACCGCGCTCGTTCGGTGTATAGCGCGCGCAGCTTGCTCAGCGTCTGGTCTTTCACTTGGGCGGCTTCAGCCAGAAACTCTTCCCAGCTATCGCCGATTTCGAGCAATTCAAGGTCGGCGATGATGTTGGCCAAGTGGCCGGACGTTGGCGCCGCTTCGAAGATGGCCAGATCCTTGATGCGCTGGATCGCGTCGACGTGGGCATCTGTCCGGGCAATCTCGGCCTGCTCCCAGTCCGTCAGAGGCTGGCGAGTGGCGTCACGCAGCGCATCCATCTTGTTGACGAACTCTCGCAGCTCGGCCTCGACGACCTTCGGCATTTCCTTCAGGCGCTTGAGGTAGTCGCGTCCGGGCTTTTCCACGGCTGTTTTCGACTTGCTGACCTTTGCCGCCAGAGAGGCGATGCGCTCGCGGCCTTTGCGAGTGGTCAGGTCTGGAACCTCGGCAGTGACCTCAGCGGCAACCGCGTCGAAGAACTGGCTAAGACCACCGGCGACGTAAATGGCCGGCGCGTTTTCTTCGCTGATGTCGTCGATCTTGATGACTTGCTGTTGTGCGGACACGGGGAATCCTTGCCGCGATGCTCGCAGCGTTTGAAGGTGTGGGGTTATTGAGTGACGCGATCAGCGAGGGCGCTGATCAGCATCAGTAAGATGAAGACGGAGATGGCGATTAAACTTCCGCGGAGGATGGCGGCACGTTTTGCACGCTGGTAGGAGGTCAAGCTTTCACCTCATATGTGATCGTCCACTCACCACACAGGCAGGCCCTGCGGCTCCAAGCGTGAACATTTTCAATGCTGGCTAATTCAGCAGAGTGTAGAGCGTCTTCCCAAGTTGCGCCCTTGAACACCATCAGTACGCGGTCGCTTGGTACCGCCATGAATTCGGGCAGCTCTTCAATTTGTTCGTCGATCAGCGATTTAACCGGTGCGGTACTCATGTGAACTCCTTGCGCTGCCTGCAATGCTTCAGCAGGCGCTGGCAGTAATGGCTGAATTCTTCGAGGGTGATCAACTGATCCGTCATCAGGTTGGTGATGATCTGCTGAACCAGAATGCTGTTGCCGGGCGGACTGTCCGGATGCGAGAGGCTATCCAGCGCTTCATCGATAAGGATGTGCGGGCTCACAGTTCGGCATCCTCGGTTTGGGCGATCAGCGCGTCGTCAACAAGGGGTCGAAGTAGGCCCTCTGCGATTTCGCCAAGCTTGCCCAATGGGTGGTCGCTGGTGCCGAGGAGTTCGGCGGCGGCGACCTTGTCAGCGTGGCCGCGCTGGGCGGCGATCAAGAGGTAGCCCAGCGAAACTGTCGTGACCTCGCAGTCTGCAAGCCGTCCGTTTGCATGCTCATCAACCGCCAGAGCGAACTGGGCCAGCGTGATGCCCTGAACCGGCCGCATGCGACGCTGAAACGAGACGTCACAGCCAAACCGCACCAACTGCTCAGCGGCGTTATACAGCCACTCAGCCCGAGCCACTTCCTGCGCGCTCTCGCTCACCATCGGAGGCAACTGCGCGTCGTGCATGGCCTGACAAATCTTCAGTGCTGCGTTCATGGTTGCCTCCAGAGCGGCGTTATTCGGTTGGCGGGGTGGGAAGAGGCGCCCAATGGGTTGTCACTGGCGGTCGTACCGGATGGCCGACACAATCAGCGTGCTGACACCACTCCTCGACGTCGTACCAACAACCTTCGGTAATTGAATCGAGGTAGTAGCCGAAGCCTTCACCCCAATTGCGCCAAACCGCGACCAGTTGATCCGGCATTGGCATCTGCTCATCGCAGTTGATCCAGTCGCTCATGGCGACCTCCAGCGTGTTTATCAGTCGTAATAGTCCTGATCAGCCAGATACTCGGAATGCTCGTTTACAAGCCATTCCTCCATCAAGGCGATATCGGAGTCGGTCATATGGCTGGTGTCGTCGGTCGAAGACCACTCAATGTCGACGCTGCCGTAGTACTCGTCGGGGTCGGAGGCGGCAGGGCTGAAAGTCCCTTTCGATCCAGAGAACGAAACAACGGTGAGGCTTATCGTGATGTCCTCACCATCCTTGGTGGTGCAATATTCGTAAGTTCGCCCCATCTCACTTCCTCCACTTGAATTCAACAAAGCGTCCGATGCGGGCGCTTGGGTAGGGGTTTCAAGCTGCGCAGCCCATTGCCTTGCTCAGCTGAGCAAGTACGAAGCTGGCACAGGTGAAGAACCCGGCTACGAAGATGATGATCAGCAGGCCGGCAAGAATGCCCAGGCCCATCGCTTTGAAACTTTCCTTCGTGCTTAGCATTTCGTAACTCCCGATTAGTCATTGGTGGATCTGTCTGGCACCACGGCAAAGACCGACTATTTACGGCCGTCGCGTCGGTACCAACGCTTTCCGCGCTTTACACCAGACAGATCCCCGATGGGCACTCTTTCGAATGCCAGGGTGGTGCCTGTTTTTGACAGGGGCAGGCTCCCTGTTTCCTCGCTTTCCACAGTCGAGGGAAATCCATATGCTTCGACTTCCACAGTCGAAACAAGGAATGTAGTAATGGCGAATTACATGGTGCGGGTTGAGATTTTCAAGGCTGACAGCGAGGAATACGCAGACCTACATAAGGCGCTGGAAGCGCTTGGCCTCAAGAGGACGGTTCAAGGGGATAATGGGGTTCTCAGGATGCCGCCTGGCACCTACTACGGAGCAAGCTCGCTGGGAACCTATGAGCTGAGGGAGAAAGTTAAGACTATTGCCGCCCCCTTCTCCTACCCGGCCGATCCTTCAGTGTTTGTCTCTGAGTCAAGCGACTGGTCTGGCTGGCTTCGACCAGCCTGAGACGAACTACCGCCGCCAGCGGAAGGTCTTCCTTTGGGCATTTCACTTACCCAGTAGGCCAGGTAGTTTGAAGCGATGGCGAAAGCCTCATCAAAAGTGACGCTTTCATCCGTCGCGATCTCCTGAATAATCTGGCGAAACCGCTCAATCTGCTCTTCGTTCATCTCACTCTCCTGCTTTCCGCGTGGTCCTGAGTAGGGCCACCTGGAGAGCATCCGGGCTGAATTTCAGCAGCCCGGCTCTTTTATTGGCCGCAGCGCTCCACACCCAGGGCGGCGATCAACTTAGCACCCTGATTCCTCGGCTTACCCCTTGTACTATCTCGATATAACCCTTGTGCTGTATGGCGAGCAGGTGCTCATGCGCGCCGTTTGGTGATGCAATACCAAGCGCCTTGGCGATCTCTGCCCTGGTTGGAGGCCATCCAAAATCTCTGATCAACTGGCTGATCTTGTCGAGGACTTCTTGCTGTCGCTTCGTCAACTTTGTCTTCATGTTCATACCCCTCCACTGAATTCAACAAATGCCGCCTCATCGAAGCGGCATCAGTAAATCTTTCTCGTTTTTCCGCCCCATGCTCGGCGCCGCGGTTTCCCCACCTAGCCGGCGTCACACATTAAGGCCAGCGGCCAGCTCACCACTGCGCAGGTGACGCGCTCGGTGGTACGCTTGAAGTTCCACCAACAAGCACCACAGAGGATGTGTATGAGCCAGGAAAGAAGTGGGATAGTTGAGTCAATTGACTTGGCACGAGCAGCAGCAAACAAGCTTGCTTTGCATGGCGAGTCAAAGGACATCAAGGATGCGTCTGAAGCGATTTTTGCCCTGTGCAACGTGGTTACCGTGTTGCTAGGCAGAATCGAGAAGCTAGAGGCTGGAAAGTAGCGCCGTGATGTCGCCGGGGCTTATCTGATGAGCCTCGGCGAACTGTTTGACGAACAAATTTCTGGCTGACTCGTTCCGCTCTCTGGCCAGCTTGTAATCGAGCGCCTTACGCTCAAGCGATTTCGACGCTGCCAGCCATTCACTGAAAAGCATGTTGATTGTGATTTCCTGCCCACTCGTTATTTTTTGGCTCATAGCCGTATCACTCCGGTTTGATTTCCCTGATACCCCTCGTAAGAAGGGCATCGAGGAAATCTGTTTGTATCGCTCCCTTGCATAGGCCAACGGTCGCTTTCCCGTTGATGACTTTCAGCGCGACAGGGGATCAAGGTCCCAAGGCCAAACGCTTACTCACCACCACGCAGCCTCTCCAGCTACGCCCTCCGAATGAGGTCTCCTATGCCCAGCGCCGACATGAGGTCGAATCGCTGCGTACCGTTGCGCGGTACGTCCGCTGGCTATGCATCGGCCAGCTCGGCGTCCATCAGATTGTTAAAGAGCGGCGGGTCTGTTGAGGCCCTTCGCAGTGGCTGTGTGTCGCTGCGATGGAGTAAATATGAACTACTGGTTCACATTGAGTCAAGTACCAAAAGTACATAAATTTGTCCGGTTCATTTTTAGGTTCAGGAATTGGCGGTCGGAATGGGATTTACGCTGAACCGAAGGTTCGCTATGCTCGCGCTCGACTACTGGATGCATGTACAGCATTTGCTAAGGAGGTGTTTATGGCGCGGCAGAGCAAAAAGAACGACTCAGGAATCACACCAATGAACCCGATGGAGCGGCTTGTGCTGCGCGTGTCGTCGATGATCAATCACCCAATCGCCCAGGAGCGGCGCGAGGTGCGGATACATCGGCTCGATACGGACGGGGAGAGGGAGTGGTCGGAGATATTGGGCGCGTTGTCGGAAGCCGACGGCATCGACATGATGTTTCATGATGAGGATGAATCGATAACGCTGCGTTGGGAGCCCTCAGACGATGATGAGGGTCCTGCAGAGGTCGAGCGAGAGCCCGAGATGGAGGTGGCGCCTTTCTGATCAGCAAAAAAAGCCCGCTCAGTGGCGGGCTACGGATCAGATCGGGTAGGGCGGAAACAAGAAGCCCGGCGCTGGGCCGGGCTATTGAATACAGCTACATTTCAAGCAGCGCGGAGCGCCGAAGTTAACTGCGCTGGCGAGGTGTAGATCAGAACGGATGCGCATTCAGCTAGAGCGGCAGAGGCCTTGGCAATTTCATTCGCAGCCGCTTCCTCAAAAATCACCGTCCGACGAATGCCAGGTATCGCATTCTTGATGTCGATCATTTTTCCAAGCGCCTGGTACACAGAGGGCCAGTAAGGAGTGCCGCCTACCGCGCTGATAGTTTGCACCACTTGAATCTCAGCCTTGTCGACGTCAATGGCAAACGGAAATTTCAGCTGGTGCCCGCTGGCTCCTGTAATTGAGTAATTACGCTTCACCTTGCCAGGGAAGGTCTTTCTCAAGGCGGCGGAGATAAGGCTCTCGAATCTGGACTCTCCACTCGCTTCCCATTGCCCGCAATGGTGGCTTATAGCGGTGGCAGCATCGATTATCTGCGTTAGATAAAACGGTGCCTCGGCTTGATCGCAGGCAACGAAAATCTCACCATCATCAGAAAGCTGGACATGATTTTCCATAGCTATCGCTGCCAGCTTTCTGCCGCGCGCGGCCGTTGGCTGGATGCCGACAGTCATCGCGTGGAAAAGGGTGTCTGCGTTATCCGAGATTCGGACCCTGCCGCGACCTATGTCTTGGACGTAGGCACCGATCAAGTTGCCGTCGTACGGGACGGAGACATGGCTTTCCATGTAAATAACGCTTTCGCTTACCGGGATACAGGTTAGAGCGAGTGCGCTTCCAAGGTCTGCGCAGTTCATATCAGCCTCAATTGGCCGTCATGGCCTATCTCATCAGGTAAATTCAGTTTTGGTGCGCCTGTGATATTGGCACGCATCAGAAACAGCTGCCATAGCTGTTCAGCGGATTCTCTGGGAATGGGCTCAGCGTACCCATAGGACGCCTCAAGCACTGGGATGTGCATGTGTGGATGGCCTATGGTTTGCTGGTAGTAGGCGAGACCTTTTCCGACCTTGTTTCGATGGCGAGTGAAGCCACCTTCGTCGACGGCGAATGAGCGGCTGCTTTTCACAAAGAACCCGAAGTAAAGGTGCTCGGGTACGCCATCAACCTTGCCAGCCTTAAACTCAAGCTGGACGAAAAGACCCTCCAGGGTTCGCTCGCCTACCATGAGCGTTGCACGATACTTGTGCGTCGATGGCCACTTATGAACGCTGGTCATGACCCAATCAATTCGGTCCCCGCCAAACCATCGTTTCTGAGTATTGATGCCCTTCATAGCCTCTTCATAAGGTATGAGATTCTTAGAAACCATCCTGGTACTACTCCTCACCCTTATTAATGCAGCTTACAATTCCCGCCGCGCTACCTACTCAGCCCGTTCCCGCACGATCCGACCATCCCGCACCTCATCCGCATACCCGGCGAGCTTGTCCTCGGCGGACTGCATCACCCGGCAGATCTTCAGCACGGCCTGGGCGTCTGCCTCATTTCCGGCCAGGCTCAATCGCTCAGCGATTCGCATCAGTTCGACAGCGGACCACTTGAGGTCCGAGGCGATGCCCTGGAGGTCGCGCTTTAGGTCTTGATTAGGTTTGGTTAGGGTCATGCTTCAACCTCAGATCTTCTGCGAGCCTCTGACTGAACCGCTCCACAGGAATGCCGGTAAGCTTAAGAACCGCTTGAGCAACCTCAATGTCTAGAGCCTTAGTACCTAGAAAATAATTATTAATGGTCGAAGTGGATACCCCTATCTCGCTCGCTATGGCGCTCCGAGCTAGACGATCCGCCTTTTGCCTGCTTGCGTTATAAGCGGCAATCGCTCTGCGAAGGGCTAGGCACTCGTCTTCTTCCCATATCCACAAGCCATGATTACGCATAAATTCTCGCTCAAGTGCGCAATGCCATTCTGGCTAGGTAGGTCGCACAACCTTCACGCCTTCACCGCATCCGCATAGCCCACCTTAAGATCCTCGATGGCCTTAAATCTGGTGGCGATCTTCATTTGCTCGCGGGCGTCAGCTTCCTGCTCGGCCTCAGAAAGCTTTACGGCGGCAGGCATCAGATGCACTCCCGACCACTTGAGCAGTGCTGCAGCTTCTTTCAGATCTCGGCGCAAATTGTTGGTTGGGTTTGGTGAGGGCATGATCTACACCAGATTACCATTCCACACGAACAGCACGCGCGCCTGAATGTAGGTCTCGTCGATGAAGATGTCCTCGGCCTTATGCTTCCGGTTATCCGAGATCATCTTGAATTTGTCTTTTCCCTTCATTTGCAGGCGCTTGATGTACTGAAAACCCTGGTACGAGAAATAATAAATACCGTCGCCGATGAAATCCTTAATGCTGATGTCCACCAGGCACGGGTCGCCATGCTTGATCGTTGGCGTCATCGATTGGCCCCAACCAGTGATCACCTTCAGGTGATAGTGCTCCTTGAACTCAACCCCCATAGAGCGGAGTTGGGAAGGGCTGACGCGCACATCCTGCAGCATCTCCGGGAAATCATGAGCAACCTCGCCGCCGCCAAGCGCTCCGCGCACGTCGTAGTGCGCGATCCACACCTCATCGCCGACCTTGCCAGGCCGATAGGCATCGCTTACCAGCACTTCAACAGTTCCCTCTGCCTCGTTGCCCTCAGCGACAGCCAGCAGCTTCTGGAGGCGGTCTTCGCCCAATGATTTGCCGGCGAGCATTTGGCGGAGCTTGTCAGCGGCAGTCGAGGATTCACGATCAATCCTGTCGACTAGTGGCCCCGGTCCTTCGCCAGAACCATGTTGCAGCCATTCGATCTTGACGCCGAGGTTTTCGGCAATCGCCTGCATTTTTGCTGCGCCAGGTATCGACTCCCCATTGAGCCATTTGCTGGCAGCCTTTGGGGTGACTTTTGTCATTTCCGCCAAGCGAGCGCCCGCTCCCCATTGATCAATGCCCTTCTCGGCAAGTGATTTTTTGAGGCGGGAGGCAAACGCGGCGCGTATCTCTTCTATTTGAACCATAGGTTCAATATCGCATGGCCTTGCATGTACTTTCAGTTCCGACATAATATGTACTGCAAGTTCATAATTAGCCCGGAGGCCACATGAGCCCGCTTAAAAAATCGATTGATGACGCCGGCGGCGTTCCAGTGGTTGCCCTGGCGTGCGGGAAGTCTCCACGCGCCATTTATAAGTGGCTGACTGCCGACTGCCTGCCGCGTACCGAGTACACCGGCGAAACCGACTACGCCAAAAAGATTGCCGATCTGGCTGCCGCAAAAGGCAAGCCGTTCGATCCGGCGTGGCTGCTCATCGAAGCCCACCCGAAGAAATCCGCTGCATAACCAATTTCAACAGCCAGGAGCATCGAAGCATGTACATGGACCCCAATCAAAAGCGCGCCATCCCGGTGAAGGTTCGATTCGAACCAGTGCTTGATCGGATTCTGCGTAAGGCCGCGACCAAAACCCGTATGCAGCACGCCACCTACCTCTACGAAATCATCGAGTGGGCAGTGGCCAATGGCGTGATCGAGGAACTCATGCAGGACAAACAAGAAGATATCGCGGGCTGAAGCCCCTTTGGAGGGCCAAATGACCGTAGAGCTTGAAAGGCTGCCTCCGCGTACTCGACAGCGAGTGGAGGAACTGATGCGCGTAAACGGCTGGAGCTTCAGCCGTGCGATCAACGAAATGACGGAAACCGCTATTGCGAGCGGGGCGCTTTCCGAGGTGGGGAGGAAGAAGGCGCCAGTCCTTCAACTGGTGACCCCAATGAGGGCCTCTGGCAGGGACTCTTCGGGGTAATCCAGAGGGCCTCTGCCAAATTCGGGACGAAAAAAAGCCGGGGTAGTGACCCGGCTCTCTTAAAACGCGCTGTGGAGCAAATCATGCACCAATCAATCCAAACGATCAATACCCCGGCCAGTGTCGCGACACAATTTGGCAACGGTGAAAACGTGTCGCGTACCTCTATGTCTTCTCGCGAGATTGCCGAACTGGTCGGCTCGCGCCACGACAAGGTTAAGCAATCCATCGAACGACTTTCCGCGCGGACCGACGCGAATGGAAACCCTGTGATTGCTCTTCCCCCAATGGGGGAATACCTCGACAGCCTCGGCCGCAAGGCTTCCGAGTATCTGGTCTGCAAGCGCGACAGCTTCGTCGTGGTTGCCCAGCTCAGCCCGGAGTTCACCGCCGCGCTGGTGGACCGCTGGCAGGAGCTGGAAGGGCAGATCGCCCAACCTCGCGAACTCTCCCGCATGGATCTCATCCAGCTCGCCTTTGAGGCTGAGCAGCAACGACTGCAGCTGACCATCCAGGTCGAAGCCCAAGCCTCGAAAATCCACTCCATGGAAAACCTGTTCAAGGAAGGGATGACCCACACCCAATTCTGCAAGGGCCTCAATGGGGTCAACGTCATGCAGGTGGGCAAATTCCTCGAGGGCCGCAACTGGCTCTACAACGAGAGCAAATCTGGCTTGCGCTTCCGTGTGGCGTCCTACGCCCGCGACAAGTACATGACCGAGCATCAGCACGAAGTCACTCCCCACGGCAAAGAGCCGTTCGTTTCCTTCACGCCGGTACTGCTCAAGAAGGGCGCCGTGCGTCTGTACGACCTGTACCTGGCCGGCGAGCTGCCAATGAAGAAGACCTGGGACGGACTGTTTACCCATGACAAAGCACTGAGGGCCGCGTAATGGCCGGGGACTGGATCAAGTTCGAACTCGCAACCATGGATAAGCCCGAGGTTTGCCAGATCGCCGACCTCGCAGACATTGATCAGGATGCAGTGGTCGGAAAGCTCATGCGTGTGTGGGCGTGGTTCGATCAGCAAACCGAAAAAGGTAACGCTCCGAGCGTTAGCAAAAAGTTACTCGATCGTTCGGTAGGCGTTAGCGGATTCTGCGATCACATGAAAGCCGTGGGTTGGATGGATGAGTGTGACGGTGTAATCAGCCTTCCTCACTTCGAGCGTCATAACGGGAAGACCGGTAAAAACAGGGCTTTGACGGCAAAAAGGGTGTCGAATCACAAAACCAAAAGTAACGCTGGCAGCGTTACTCCTGCGTTACCTAAAGAAGAGAAGAGTAAAGAACCTCTCTCTACGCACGAGGCTGTCGATCCTCGCATGCCCAGCGAAATGACCTTGGACTGGCATCCTGATCAAAAGCTTCTCAAAACCTACTCGGTGCATTCAGGTGTAGCGCCGAACCTGTTCACCGAAGAAGCGCGACGCGCATTCACAGCCCACTACGAACCGCGCGGTCAAGTGAATACCCAGGCCGAGTGGGTGCAGATGCTGGTGAAGTGGGTGCTGAACGACCGCAATCGCGCAGCGGCCTCAAATGTGAAACCGTTCCCGACTCGCCCAAGTGCTGAGCCTGACTTCGACAGCACCGACTGGGCCCGTGACCTTGTGGTGAGCCCATGAAGCCAGCCAACCAACTGATGGCGACCATGGGCAACCTGCCGCCTGCAAACCACGTCCAGCCGCTGCAGGTGACTCCACAGACGGCCGAGGTAGTGAACGACCTGTTCCGTCGCCTGCGCGGGATCTTTCCGGCGTGGCGTCAAGCTTGGCCGTCGACCGAAGCGCTGGATGCGGCCAAGGCCGAATGGATCAAGGAGTTTGCCGACGAAGGCATTCGTACCTTGGAGCAGATCGAGTTCGGTATCCAGAAGTGCCGAAAGCTCAAGAAGCCCTTCGCGCCGAGTGTGGGGGAGTTCATCGCGATGTGCGTGCCAGGCCCGGAAGACTTCGGCATGCCTTCGGCCGCCGGGGCGTGGATGGAGGCGCTGATGGAGGCCTACAGCCACGAAGGCGTGCGCATCGCTGCCATCGCCACCGGGCTGTTCGACCTGCGCTCAGACAAGCAGGAAGACAAGGGCCTCCGCCAGCGCTTCGATCACAACTACGCCGTGGTGATCCGTCGCGCCCAGGAAGGCCAGCCGCTGGACGGCAAGATCCTCACCGGTATCGGGCATGACAGCCAGAAGACGGCCTTCGAACTCGCAAATGAGCTGGCCGACCAACAGGCCCAGGCGCGAATCCTTCAGCAGGGCATCCCGACTGACGGCAAATCAGCGCGTGCGCTGCTGCTGGCGAAAATGAACATCAAGCGCGAGCCGGTGTGCGGCGCGGAGAAGCGGACATGACCGACAAGATGCGTGAAGCGGTTGCGAGAGCAATCTGGAATATCCGCCGCGAAGAAGAAGACCGGTGCGACATGGAGCTTGAGGACATTGGCGCCCATCATTCCGTGTGGGCCGAGGCTGACGCTGCCATCGAAGCTATGCAGGAGCTGCTGCCATGAGCGACACCAACAAGATGCGCGACGAATTCGAGCGCGAGTGGGGTCAAGTAGATTCCGCTCAAGGCGTGCACTTCATCCCTGAGCTGAACACCTATGGCAGCGAACTTTACGCCCAGCATGAGTATGCGCAGATGAAGTCATCCGCCTGGTTCTATTTCCAGAAGGGCTGGAAGGCCTCCCGCGAGGTGCTGGTGATTGAGTTGCCTGATGAGGATGGGATGCAAGGCCATCTGTGGGCTCCCGACGTTGTTGCAGCCATGGAAGCCGCTGGCGTGAAGGTGAAGTCATGAACATTCATTCGATGCCACACGACGCAACGGTCAAGCACAAGGCCCTGCCGAAGTCTTGCCTTCTGAAGGTCACCTTCCTGCCATGGCGCTATCAGGCATGCAGGAGCTTTATGCGTAGCCGAGGGGCGAATCACTTATCGATTTGGGCGTGGAGATTCCACGTAGTCATTCGGCGCCCCTGGATGGCAGGTCCAGCACGCCAACTACATCCTGAGCTGTTTGAGGTGAAGCCATGACCTACGTCAGAGAGCAATCATCTACCGAGCTCGCTGTGCACATGCGCAGCTTGCAGAAGATGCCAGGCTGGCATGACCCACTTGCAGACCGCTTGTGGCAGGAGATTGAAGCGCTCAAGGCCGAAGTCGCCGGCCTACGCACCGGCTACGAAGCCTACGAGCGGGTGAATGCTGAGCTGAAGGCTGAGGTGGAGGCGCTGCGCAAGTTGGGCCCGAGCAAAGAAATCATCTGGTGCGCCTGCGGTGACGGTCATGCAGCGAACAGCTACGGCGCCGGGTTCATGGATGCGAACGAAGGGGTTTGCGCGAATTGCGACGCCGCCCTGGGCCAGGGAGAGCAGTCATGACCCGTAGCCAGATCGCGATTTTGGTCTGCTCACTCTATGCGGTGATCGGAATTCTTGTAGGCGGAGGAATGCGCCCGTTTCTCATGCTCGCAGTATTCACCTGTGGGCCGCTTGCTCTGCATTACCTGACCAATCCAGAAGCCAAGGGAGAGCAGTCATGACTAGCCTCCAGATCCGCAACGAATCAGACCGCAACAAGGCAATGGGCTACATCGCCGGCCTGGATCTCGCAAAACCCAAGAAGCTGGCCATCACCGAAGTGGACCGCAGCGGGGAGCAGAACAAGGCCCTGCACGCGGCGCTGGCCGATATCGCCGCCCAGGTCGAGCATGCCGGGAAGAAGTGGGATGTCCTGATTTGGAAGCGCCTGCTGACGGCCGCCTGGCTTCGCGAGACGGGCGATAAGCCGCAGATGATACCGGCGGTCGACGGCAACGGCTTCGACGTCATCTACGAGCGCACAAGCAAGCTCACCGTTAAGCAGTGCGGCGAGCTGATCGAGTGGGTTCACGCCTTCGGCGCGGAGCACCAGGTGCGCTGGACGCAAAAGGACAGCTGGGGAGGGCGGTACTGATGAGTGCGTCAGAACAATTCTGGATTGTGATTTTCTTCGCCGTCGTCATTGGCGTGATTGCTGGCCACTTCATCGACAAGCGCCGCCAACGGTCAATCGAGGATTTCGAGCGTAAGCGCCGCGAGCGGAAAGCGGAAGTTGAGCGCGCCGCGAGGAAAGCGCTATGAGCATCGAGCGAAAGCCGGCCAAGCCGAAGAAATGCCGCGTAGCTACGTGCAGGGCCTCATTCGTCCCAGCGAAGCCGTTTCAAAGCTGGTGCTCGCCAGACTGTGCAGTGGCGATCATCCGCCAGCGACAGGATAAGCAGCGAAAGTCGTTCGCACAGCGCGAGCGCCGGGAGATCAAGGTACGCAAGGAGAAACTGAAGACCAGGGCGGACCGCCTCAAGGACACACAGCAGGCATTCAACGCCTGGGTGCGCGCCCGTGATGCGGCACTGCCATGCGTGAGTTGCGGCCGCCACCATGAAGGCCAGTATCACGCAGGCCATTACCGCACTGTAGGAGCGAACCCAGAGCTGAGGTTTGAACCGCTCAACGCCTGGAAGCAGTGCGCCCCGTGCAATAACCACCTCTCAGGAAACCTCATCAATTACCGAATCTCGCTCCTACAGAGAATTGGCGAGGAAAAGGTGGCATGGCTTGAAGGCCCTCATGAGGCCAAGAAATACACCGTGGAAGAGCTGAAGGCGATGACCGCCGAATACCGGGCAAAGACCAGAGAACTCAAGAGGGCTGCAGCATGAACTACCAAAACGTCATTTCTGCAGTCGTACGCGCTCTGGCAGCGGAGACGATCAACAGCGCAGGTGGGTGCAACGTCGAGCCTCGGGTTCAGACCAGCAAGCTTAAAGGCGAGATCACCGGCAAGGATGCGGCACTGCTCGCTGACTGCATCGTGCACAAACTTCTGCACGCCCAGCTTTCCCCGCGCCACTGGAATGCATTGGTGGCTAAGTACAGCACCCACCGGGGGCGCAAGATCGATTCCATCGGCCGTCTTGTTGCGGTTGTGTCCTCACCGGCGCCGCTGCGCTTCACCCAGCAGGCGGTGCTGGTCTGGGCGGTTCCGCAGCAGTCGAAGGGTATCCAGCGCGCCGTGATCGAGGTCAAAGCTCCAAAGCATCGGGAAAACAAGGATGAGGGACAGTGGGACTGGCGCAACAAGGCAGCGGACGCAGATGTTGCGCGAGCCAACAAGCAAGCCAGGTCGGTTGCTGAGTCGAAGCCGGGCGAGATGATCATCCTTGCCGAGTCGAACTACGACATGACGAACTGGGACACCCAGGGACTGACGGAGCGTACCTATCAGCGCTGGAACAAGAGCATCAAGGGAGCGCTGGAGTCGATGGTGGACGAGGCTTTGGTCGATGCACAGCACATGCTTGAAGCGGTTGGGGTGCTGGAGTGCGAAGCCGCGTGAAATAGTCCCTCAAAAGGGCTTGCAATGTCATGTCGCCATGTCGCATTATTCACCCATCCTGTCATTCCTGCGTGTGTAGGACTGACGAACGAAACCCGGCCACCGTGCCGGGTTTTTTATTGCCTCGAATTCAACCTTCTGGAGATGCGCATGAAGCTGAAAGCCAAAAGCAATCTGCTGGAGCGCGCCAGAACGGCATGGGAGGCGGTCGCACGCCAAGTTGGCGAGACCGACTTCTCGCGCCATCCACGCACCGGCGAGTATTTGCATCCCGGTGTCGCCATGGGTTGGCGCATCCACAAAAAGAATCTGTAGTTTTACCTGTAGCCAGGGCAGCCCTCGGGAAGGCCTGGACGTCGATAGCCGGATAGTGCGACGTACGGAATCAACACCGGCAGCCCGCGCGCCCTGACCTCACAATGCTGCAGGGTGGCGCGAGACTGGATCAGCGAGATCGATGCAAAGGGGCGTCGACGTTGCGAAGGTCTTTGGCCGACAGCTCGGAAAGACGAGCGCACCTATTCAGGGCCTCAGCATTCGCTGGGGCTTTTCGTTTCTGGAGGTTGAGATGGCTGATATTGAAAATCGGCTTACGAGCCTTGAGTCTTCCGTAAACGAGATCCTCGTTGAGATTCGAGGAATCAAACTCGAGATACTGGCGGCAAAGGGTGAATCCGATGCCGCCGCGCCATTGCTTGAGCAGCGGCTTCAGAAAGTCGAATCAGCCGTTGGCCTTTTCGAACTCGGCTAGGGCGTAGGCCTTTAACTGAGCCAGTGTCAGATCGTCAGCGTTGTCTGGGATCGCGGGATAATAAGTCGTGGTGGTTCCGGCCGGCAGCATGATCGTTGCGATCAGGTTCCAGTGTGGCCATTGATTGATGTTCCCGCAGTTCAAGTGAACGAGTTTGTATTTGCTCATACCAATTCCTTTTGTGGCTTTTTCGAGAGTGGAATTTCGATACTAGCCGCAAGCCATGACCCGCATCTAGCAGGTCTTTTCGTTTTCGGCTCCCCACACCCATAGCCCCGAGCTGGGAGTGCAGCGGGGCCGACCTATTTCCTATGGAGACTCCAATGGCAGAACCGGCGAGCACTGCCGCCAGCGTCGTGCTGGTGAAGTACGGTGTGGTCATGGCTGCTTTCGTCGGTTCGATTCTGTCCCTTGGTTTTCTGAAAGACCTTACCAGGGGGCAGGCGGCGACTGCTGTGGCTACTGGCTTCGGATTTTCGGTTTACCTAACGCAACCAGTGACGCTATGGCTCGCGCCAAAGCTCGATCTGGCCGTGAATGATGATCTGCTGTGTGGGGTGGCATTCGTGCTGGGCCTGACAGCGATGAACATCATCCCGGCACTGAAGGCGGCAATGGGGTCGTTCGTAACGGCGCGAGGTGCCTGACATGAACAGCATCATTGTTTCAGCGCTTGGGGTGCTCGATGCACTTCTGTGTGTCTTGGTGGCTCTGGCTGCATGCGACTACCTTCGCCGGATTCGCCCGGTGGATCAGCCGCTGCTGTGCACGGCGTTCTACCTGGTGGCCATTGGGGCGTTTGGCGCGTTCGTCACCGCCATCCAAGGGCACTGGGTCAACCCGTTCGGCGTGATGCTTCATGCTGGTGTGGTGGCTTATGCCTGGGCGAGGCGCGGGCATGTATTCGAGTTGAAGGTGTAAGTCGCGACTCATTTCAGAAGTCGCCAAATGGCGGCTTGGGAGTTTTCCATGGCAGAGCATCAGACAGCAGTTGAGTGGTTCCGCGTCGATTACGTTTGCGATGCGTGTGGAGAGGGATTCATGCGGCCGACTGGAGTAATGCTGATGTCCAGCCCGCCCCAGTACCCCCATCGCTGCAACAAATGCGATTGCGCAAAGACCTTCCGAGTCCAGTACCCGCACGTCGAGCATCGCCCGGTTACATCTACCAGCTGACGGTCGCGACACGTTTCGCGAGTCAGCAAATTGTGTCGCGACACTGGAGAGAGAATGACCACCATTGCCTACAAAGACGGCGTTATCGCCTATGACTCGCGGCAGACCAGGTCAGGCGCGATCGTCTCAGATGATTGCCTGAAGTGCGCGACCGTGGATGGCGTCAGTTTCTTCCTGGCTGGAGCGGTATGTGACGAGAAGGCTTTGATTGCTGCCTACTTCGGAACCCCCTCGCTTGTTCCTGTGGAGTGTTCGGGCTATGTCGTCGATGGTGGCAAGCTGATGATGGTCGGCCACGACGACAAGACAGGTGTTTGGAAGCAGGAGCTCGACCCATCCAATCCTGACGCCATTGGCAGTGGCTCCGCTTATGCCTTAGCAGCGATGGATATGGGTGCAAACGCAGTGGGCGCGGTTCGTGCCGCCATGAAGCGAGACATCTACACCGGTGGCACTATCCGCACGATGACCATCAAGCAAAAATAAGGATCCCCATGACAACCAAGCAACCCGACTGGGAGGCGGTAGGTCTGGTATAATGACGAAGCCCGGAGTGCGCTAACACGTCCGGGCTTCTAATCACTACCTGATCGGATAAGGATCACGGCCATGACTGACTCCATTGTAGCGGGAAAACCCGAGCCTAAATACCTACGCCTTTTCCGTAAGGCGCTGGCATCCGGCTATCGAATTGATGCGGTTGCTGGTAAGGCGTATCGGCCAGACGGAAGCGAATGGTTGCCGAGCACGAATGGGGCTGGATACCTGAGGCTACAAGCCAAGATAGATGGCGAGCATTTACATATAACCCTGCACAAGGCTATTGCCTATTCCCTGTGGGGTGATGCCGCTGTCGGCGGTGCCGCTGTTCACGTTCGGCACCTCAATTCAGACAAGCTCAATTGTCTGGAGGGAAATCTGGCTCTCGGCACTGCGCGGGACAATGCGCTGGATAAGCCGGCCTCGCAAAGAAGTCGAGCGGTGCACAAGCGCGCTGCCACGCTAGGCAAGCAAAAGCTCTCAGACATAGCTTCCAAGTCCAATGCGACTAGGGGGCATGAGGCATCTGTTGCCTATGGCCGCATGGGCGGCGAAGCGAAGAAAAAGCTAACCCCAGATCAAGTCGTGATGGTTCGAGAGAATGCGTCAAAGCCTACCGGGGATCGTATTCCGCAGAGGAAACTTGCCGCCATGCTTGGCGTGAAGCAGGGGACGATCTGCGACATTCTTGCCGGGAGATGTTATGGCGATGTCGAAATCAGCAGTTCCAGATTGGGAGAGCATTGAGCGAGCCTACCGGGCTGGGTCGCTTTCAGTTCGAGCAATCGCCGAAGAGAGCAACATCTCTCACGTAGCGATTGCCAAGCGAGCGAAGAAGGAAGGCTGGGTGCGCGACCTGACGGATAAGGTCAGAGCTGCAGCCAAGCGAAAGGTTACCAGCGCGGTTACCACGGAAAGTTACCAAAACGATCCGCTGGTAACCGAAGAACAGATCATTGAGGAGGCTTCCGACAAGGTTGCCTCTGTAGTGCTCGCGCACCGGGTTGATCTGGCTCAGTGGCGAGGCATTGCGAACAAACTCAGCGCCGCGCTTCAGGCCATGACGGTCAACGAGGCGAACATCGGCGACTTCTCCCGATCGCTCAACGCAGGCGTCGATGCTCAGCTCAAGGTCATCAAGGGCGAGCGCCAGGCCTACAACCTCGACACGGAAGAGGGCGACAAGACAGTCGACACCCTGGCCGCGATGATGGACGAACTATCGAAGGACGCCTGACATGAAGCCCGAGCACATGAAGCTGCTCCGGGATAAGCGTTGGCGGTTGAACAATCTCTACTTCATCACCGACAAGCAGGGCAAGAAAGTCCGCTTCCGGATGACGGACGAGCAGATTGAATACTTCGATGGGATGCATACCCGCAACATCATCCTGAAGGCTCGGCAGCTCGGCTTCACGACTGAGTGCTGCATCATCCAGCTGGACGCCGCACTGTTCGAGTCGGCCAAGTGCGCGCTGATTGCCCATACCCTGAACGACGCAAAGCGCCTGTTCCGGGAGAAGGTGAAGTACGCCTACGACAACCTGCCGAAAGAGATCCGCGCCGCGAACCCGGCGAGCAACGACGCTGCCGGCGAGCTGGTATTCAGCAAGGGCGGCTCGCTCTACGTCAGTACCTCGTTCCGGGGCGGCACGCTGCGTTACCTGCACGTATCCGAATTCGGGAAGATCTGCGCCAAGTTTCCCCACAAGGCGCGCGAGATCGTCACCGGCGCCTTCGAGGCTGTCGCTACCGATTGCTTCGTCACGATTGAATCGACGGCGGAGGGTCGGGCCGGTTACTTCTTCGACTACTCACAAAGCGCCGAGAAGCAGCTACTGTCCGGCACGCCCCTGGGCAAGCTGGACTGGAAGTTCTTCTTTTTCAGCTGGTGGAAGAACAAAGCCTATTGGCTCGATCCAACCGAAGCGATCATCCCGCAGCGCCTGACCGACTACTTTAACGAGTTGTTCGCGAAACACGGCATCGACACGAACCCGGGCCAGCGCGCCTGGTACGCGGCCAAGGAGAAGACTCTCGGCGACGACATGAAGCGGGAATACCCGTCGATCCCGGCCGAAGCCTTCCAGCAGTCGATCGAGGGCGCTTACTACGCCCAGCAGTTCATCAAGCTGTATGCCGCTCAGCGAATCGGCACGCTGCCAGACAACAGCCACCTGCCGGTGATGACCTTCTGGGACATCGGCGTCGGCGACTCCACGGCCATCTGGTTCGTGCGTCAGGTCGGCAACGAATATCACGTCATCGATTACTACGAGAATTCCGGCGAAGGCCTGAGGCATTACATGAAGGTGCTTAAGGATAAGGGTTACACCTATTCCGAGCACTGGGGGCCGCATGACATCGAAAACCGTGAGTTCGGCAGTGATGCCAAGAGTCGCAAGGACATCGCCAAAGAGGGCTACGAGATCGACGGCGTGAAATACACCCTGAAGTTTCAGGTTGTCCCGAAGACTGGCGTAGATACTGGCATTGAAGCGGCTCGGGAGATCCTGCCGCGCTGCGTTTTCGATGAATCCAAATGCAGCGAAGGCATCACCCATCTTGAGGCATACCGCAAGGAGTGGGACGACAAGCATGGCTGCTGGAAAGACAAACCGCTGCACGACAGCACGTCGCACGGTGCTGATGCTTGGCGCTACTTCGCTGTCGCCATGACCAAGCGCAAGCCGACACCAACCACCACCACATCCCTGAGAATCTAGCCCATGAGTAATGACCCAAGCATCGCCTTGCCGGCGGTTGAGCGCATGCGCGAGCACTGGGCCATTGTTGATCCGCTGATGGGCGGAACTCAGGCTATGCGCAAGGCCGGCAACAAGCTCCTGCCGCAATACCCGGCTGAGGCTGATGACACTTACAAGGAGCGCCTGGCCCTGTCCACGCTTCTCCCCGCGTATGCCGAGACGGTAAGCAGCAGCACTTCACGGGTGTTCGCTGAGCCTCTTCAGTTGGGTGAGGACGTTCCTGAGCCGATCAAGCTGCTTTCCGCCGACATCGACCTTGGAGGCAATGACCTCAATTCGTGGTCGGTCGAGTGGTTCCGCGAGGCGCTGGCCAAAGGCTTGTGTCACGCGATGATTGAGCATCAGCCAACCCGAGACGCTGAAGGCAACAAGCTGTACAAGACCGTAGCCGAGGAACAAGCGGCTGGGGTTCGCCCTTATGCTGTCATCATCAAGCCGGGCCAGGTGCTCGGCTGGCGCTTCGACGGCGGCAAGCTGATGCAGGTTCGCTACATGGAGTCGGTCGAGGTCGCAGACGGTGAATTCGGCGTCAAGTGCGCGGATCAAGTCCGCGTACTGGAGCCGGGCAGCTGGCGCACCTATCGCAAGCCTGACAATGGCGGCGCATGGGCGGAGCACGACAAGGGCTTGACCAGCCTCACATACATTCCATGGGTGACGTTCTACACGGGCCGCACCGGGCCGATGACGGCTAAGCCGCCACTGCTCGAACTGGCTCACCTGAACGTCAAGCACTGGCAGTCACAGAGCGACCAGGACAACTTGCTGCACGTTGCCCGCGTCCCGCTGCTGTTCGTGTTCACCGATAACGAAGAATTCCAGCTGACTATCAGCTCGGCCAGCGCAACCCGCATGCCGAAGGATGGTAACGCCAAGTACGTCGAGCACACCGGGGCGGCAATCACCGCCGGGCGCGACTCACTGAACGACCTGGTCGATGACATGCGCATGGCCGGGGCCAAGCTGCTCCAGAAGGACAAGCAGGCCGTGAAGACGGCGGCACAGGCCAACGAGGAAGCGGCGCAGGAATTGTCCCCGCTGGCTCGCCTGGCTGGTCAGTTCGCTGACTGCATCGCTCAGCTGCTCCAGATCCTTGCCGACTACGGCAGTCTCGGTGATGGTGGCCACGTCGAAATGCGCGGGAATTTTGACTCGGATTTTGCACCTGAAGTCAGCCTGCCCAACCTGATCAGCATGGCCAACTCCGGCAAGCTCAGCGATGAAACGCTCTACTCCGAAATGCAGCGCCGCGGCGTCATCAGCGACGAACTGGATTGGCCGAAGGAGCTTGCCCGCATACAAACTCAACCCAGCAAAGGCGTGAGCCTGGACGATTAACCCATGGGCAGCGACCAGATCAGCGACACGATCCGCAATGCGGTGCTGCTGGAAAGTCTCAAGTCCAGCGAGGTCGAGAAGTTCGCGCCGTTCCTGCGGCAGATCGACCGGTCGTTGCGCGAGCAGCTGGGAAAGTCGGAACTGACTGAGTTCAAGCGCGCTCGACTCGATGCCATGCTCAAGCAGGTGGATGGAGCGCTGGCCGGCATCCTCACTCAATACACCGATCAGATGCAGCTGGATTTGATGGATGTTGCAGTCTGGCAAGCAACCGCCGAGGCGGTCTTGATCGGCGCTGCGGTGCCGAGCTATACCGCGACCATCCCTGCGCTCGCAACGCTCAAGACAGCAGCCTTCAGGTCGCCCCTCGGCATCAAGGGCGCTGATGGCGGGAAGCTGCTGACACCTTTCATCGAGGACTGGAGCAAAGCCGAGCGATCTAGGGTAACCGGTGCGATACGGCAAGGGTGGTTCGAGGGCAAGACCAGCTCCGAGATCATCCGCACCCTGCGCGGCACCAAGGACATGAAGTACGCGGACGGCCTGCTCGCTATCACAAGCCGCAACGCCGATGCAGTCACTCGCACGGCTGTGCAGCACGTTGCCAGCCAAGCGCGCAATCAGTTCGCAAGGCAGAACAGCGACATCCTGCAGGGCGTGAAGATCATCGCCACGTTGGACGGCCGAACGACTGCTTACTGTCGAGCCGCAGACGGAACCGAGTACGCGATTGAGGAGGGGCCTCGGCCACCTTTTCACATCCGCTGCCGGACCAGCTTCATTCTGATCCTCAAGGATGCGCCGTCAATGGGTGCGCTGGCTGACCGATCGAGCATGAACGGCCAGGTCCAGGCGGATACCAGCTACTACGAGTGGATCAAGACGCAGCCAGCAGCCTTTCAGGACACGGTCATCGGCAAGGCCCGGGCGAAGCTGTTCCGCGATGGCGGGATGACGCCTGAGCAGTTCTCTGACCTGCAGATCGGCAACAACTTCAAGCCGCGCACGCTTGATCAGCTCCGGCAGATGGTGCCAGAGGCATTCGACCGAGCCGGCCTGTAACCACAAACAAAATCATTCAGCCCTGGCAAACGCCGGGGCTTTTTATTGCCTGTCTGTTCGGATGAGCGGGGCGCACTGGGCCGGATGGCCCGAAAACTGGCCGGATGGCCTAGAGAGACGAAATGAAGCTGAAAACAGTTGAAGTGAATGGCAAGCAATACGCTGAAATCCAGGACGACAAGCCGGTTTATGTCGAAGACGACGGTAAGGAGGTGGCGTTTGATGCCCCTGGCACTCGAAGCACCATCACTCGCCTGAACGCTGAAGCCAAGGACAATCGCCAGCGGGCCGAGACTGCCGAGAAGACCGTGAAGGCCTTCGAAGGCATCGACGACCCAGCAGCGGCCAAAAAAGCTCTGGCTACAGTGGCAAATCTCGACGCTAAAACTCTGGTGGATGCCGGAGAGATCGAGAAGGTGAAGGGCGAGATCAGCAAGGCTTATCAGCTACAACTGGACGAACTGACGGCCAAGGCAAGCGGCTTCGAGCAGCAACTGTACGCCGAGAAAATCGGTGGCAGCTTCGCCCGCTCGCAGTTCATCGCCGAGAAGATGGCAGTTCCGGCTGACATGGTTCAGGCCACTTTCGGCAGCAATTTCAAAATCGAAGAAGGCAAGGTCGTCGCCTATGACGCTCAAGGCCAGAAGATTTTCAGTCGCTCCCGCCCGGGAGAGCTGGCCGACTTCAACGAGTCGCTTGAAACCCTCGTCTCGCAGTACCCGCACCGCGACCACATCCTGAAGAGTTCCGATGCCAATGGCGGCGGCGCTCAGGGCGGTGGCGGCGGTAATCCCGGCGCCAAGGGCAACTTTGGCGGCAGCAAAGCAGATCGCGTAGCAGCCATTAAGGCCATGACCGCAACAAGTTAAGGAGCAACTATGTCCCTGTCGAACATGAAGGTATTCAATGAGTACCTCAAGAAAACCACCATCGAAACCCTGGCTCAGGACGTTGAGAAGTTCAACGCCGCCTCCGCCGGTTCCATCCGCCTGACCACTCAAGGCATCGACGGCGACTTCCTGCAAGAGTCGTTCTGGGCTGGCCTGCACAGCGCCCAGCGTCGTGTTGACCGTTACGCAGCCAACGGCACTCAAGCGGCAACCCCGCTGACCCAGAAGCAGTACGACTCGGTGAAGATCGCAGGCGGCTTCGGCCCAATCCTGTGGGAGCCTTCGCAGCTGTCGTGGGTTCAGAAGAACCCGGAGGAAGCCCTGGAAGTGATCAGCCGCAACCTGTCCGAAGCCATCATGTCGGACCAGCTGAACACCGCCATCGCCGCCCTGGTCGCCGCTATTGGCAACCAGCCAACCGCCACCAATGACGTGTCCGCCACCCTCGGCGTGGACTACGTCGCCATCAACAACGCGCACGCGCTGTTCGGTGACGCCTCTCAGCGCCTGATTGCCCAGGTCATGACCGGCGCCATGTACCACAAGCTGATCGGCAAGAACCTGGTCAACGCCGAGAAGCTGTTCACCTTCAGCGGTGTGCAGGTTGTCGACATCCTGGGCAAGGCGGTGATCATCACCGACGCAGCCGCTCTGTACGAGGCTGGCACCCCGAACAAGCAGAAGGTGCTGAGCCTGGCTGACGGCGCTGCGATGGTGATGGACGGTTCCGACCTGATCACCAACATCCAGACCTCCAACGGCAAGGAGCGCATCGAGACCACCATGCAGGCGGATTACACCTTCGGCATGGGTCTCAAAGGATTTACATGGGATACGGCAAACGGCGGCAAGTCGCCAACCAGCGCCGAACTGGCAACGGGTTCGAACTGGGATCTGGTTGCGAACAGCATCAAGGCCTCCGCTGGCGTTATCACCATCGGTGACGCTACCAAGTAATCGAGACGGCGGCCTTTGGGTCGCCTAATCCACCTTCCAGGAGTCCACCATGGACGAGAAAGTCGTTTACGAGAAGCACCCGGTCACCGCTGAGCGCAAGGCTGAACTGCGCCAGAAGGGCTACAAGATCATCGACGCAAAGTTCGCGCCGGATGACTACAAGCACCCCGAGCCGATCAAGGCAGCGAAGTCCGGCGGTGCAAGCCAGAAGGCCGAACAGGAATAACCCATGACCGACTTCATCACTGTTGCAGACGTTGACACATTGCTGGGGTCGGGCTGGGCGGGTGCCGGTGATCCGGTTCTGTCTGTGATGCAGGCCAACGCCTGGCTGACCAGCAAGATAAAGCGTCCTGTCCCCGCCGAAGTACCGGCCGAGATCAAACAGGCCGGCGCCCAAGTTGCAAAAGTCGCCTCGACGGGCGGCCTGTACAAGGCCGTCGAGCGCGAGACGATCAGCGAGACGGTATCGGCTGGTGGCGGCGTCTCTGTAAGCGAAACCTACATTCAGGGATCTGTCGCGCTGTCTTCCGGGGAGAGCTTCGCCATGGCGCTTATCTATCCATGGGTCAATGGCACCAACTCCATCGCGATGGTGAGGGGCTGAGCATGGGCATGAAGGACAAACTTCAGACCAAACTGTCCAAGGCGTTTGACGGAAAGCTGGAAGATGCAGTGAGCCAGATCGTCGGCAGCTACAACGGCCCCGGCGTCTTTGACCCGGTCACCGAAGAAACCACGGCTGAAACGATCACCTACACAGGTCGGGGCGTTATCACCGGCTTCAAGGTCGAGCGCATCGACGGGATCAACATCAAGGTGGGTGATGCGAAGTGCGTCATCCTCAGCAACGAGATAGACGCCGTGCCGGACGTAGGCCACACCATCAGCGCCGGCACTGAAAACTTTCTCGTCCACCTGGTTCTTCCCGATCCAACTGGCGCGACGTACCAGCTTCACCTGCGGAGGGCTTGAGCATGGCAAGAGGCTGGAGCATCCCGCCGAGCCTGTTTATGGGGGTGGTAGAGAAGGACTTGTCGAAGAAGGTCAGGACCATCGCGATTCAGTGCCTGAACGAGGTGGTTATGAGGACGCCGGTTGATTATGGTCGCGCAAGAGCGAATAATCAGATCAGCATTGGCTCTCCTGTCTATCAGGTCTTGGATCGTTTTGATAAGGACGGAGGAGCGACGATCCTGGAGGGCGTGACGCGCCTGAGTGGCCTTGAGCCGTATACGGTTGTTTATTTGCAGAACAATTTGCCATATATCGAGCGCCTTGAAGATGGCCACTCGAAACAGGCACCGGTCGGCATGTTCGGCGCGGCATTCAACAGCGTGGCGAGGGCCAACCAATGACCTTCGAGCAGATCCGAAGCATCGTCACCACGCGCATGACGCAGTGGACCGGCATCCCGGCGGCGAGCGTCGATTATCCGAATCCGCCCAATCCGTTCGATCCGGCCGGGAAAGCGATATGGGCCAGGCTGGCCGATGTGCCTGGACTGTCCAGTGCGCCCGAGATCGGCCTGACGCCATGCGTGCGCAGAACTGGCGTCATCATCATTCAGCTGTTCGTCAAGACCTACACTGGCACGCTCGCCATCACCAAGGCGGCTGACACTCTTGTCCAGCACTTCCAGTTCTTCAGCCAGGACGGTTTCGAGTGTTTCGCCGTGTCGACCAATACGGTCGGCGACGATGGCCTCGGCTGGTATCAGGTAAACATCCAGGTTCCCTATCGGGCGGGCTGATCGCTATCGGTCAAACCAGCAAGCCCCTTCGATCCAGCCAATCCCGCCAAGCGCGGGTTTTTTTATGCCCGCAGAAAGGAGACATACCCATGTCGTCAGGAGCAAAGGTCGCCACGGCCTATGTTGAAGAAGTAACCCAGGGCGTCACGCCCGCAACTGGCTGGAAAGAGCTGATCCGTACCTCGTTCGGTATCGGCCCAACCCAGAACACCGCAGAAAACAACGAAATTGGCTCGACTCGAATGAGTCAGGGCACCACGCCGACCACGGTTGATGTGGCCGGCGCGATCGGCATGAAGTGGCGCTACGGCGGCGCAGTCGACGACTTCCTGGAATCGTGCTTCGGCTCGCGCTGGACGGCTGACTCCCTGACCATGGGCAATCAGCGCATCAGCTACTCGATCGCTTCCTACGCGAGCGATGTGACCGTTGCGTCAGTTGCTCGCGGCGCACAAGTGGCATCGATGGCCTTCACCTTCGGCACCGACAACGATGTCACCATTGACACCACGTTTTCGGCGACCGACTGGGAAGACAAGGCCGATGGCACCAGCTTCTTCAGTGCTCCCGCTGCGGAGCCGGACGGCCCTCGATTCAACTTCAAGAACTTCACCGCATTGACCCTGGATGGTGTGGCCGCCTCGGCTGCTAATGGCACCTGCATCAGCGCAATGTCGCTGACCTTCGATAATGCAGTCCAGACGCAGCGCTGCTTGGGCTCGGGTGATGCGTTCGCCGGCAGCATTATCCCGACAACCTTCAGCGCCTCCGGTAGCGTCACCGTGGCCTGGTCTGCCGCTTCCTACGCCCTGTACCGCAAACAGCGTACCGGCGAATCGGTGGCCATGAGCTTCACGCTCGAGAATGCTGACGGTGCTTACACCGTGCTGCTGCCAGAAATGGAAGCGGTCGGCAGTTGGCCGGACGGCGGTGCGACCGACATCATCGAGGTGGAGCTGGCTGTTTCGGCCCGACGTATCCCGCCAACGATTACCCGGGCGCCGTATGTGGCACCTACCAGCGTGTCGGTTGCCCCGGCCTCCGTGTCGATTGCCGTAGCAGCTACCCAGCAGCTGACCGCGACCGTCAGCCCGGCCGGAGCTAGCCAGGCGGTCACCTGGTCGATCAGCGATCCGACCAAGGCAACCATTTCGCCGTCCGGTCTGGTCACTGGCATCGCCGCCGGCTCGGCCGTAGCGACTGCCACCAGCGTGTCCGATCCGACCAAGACGGTAACCCGCAACATCACCGTCACCGTTTAAACCTCACGACCGCCGCCCTGTAGCGGGGGCGGCAACAAGGATTCCGCATGACCTTCATCCTGAAGAAGAAAGACCCGCTGGACATGCTGTCTACGCGATGGATCGAGCCGGCCCCCGGCCTGCGCCTGCAGATCGGATCGTCCGCTCGACCAGGCTACACCAGCGACTACCGCCAGATTCAGCGACACCTTGAATTCGCCTCGCGCCAGATGGGCGTAGGGACTGAAGAGTTCGACATCCTCAAGAAGTCATCGGTTGAAATACCAGATCCAGATATTCTTTTTGTTGAGCTGGCATGCAAGCACCTGATCCTCGACTGGGAGGGTGTTGCAGAGGCAGAAGATCCAGACGCACCTGCGCCGTATACCCCGGAGCGCGGCGTTGTTTTGATCGAGCAGATGCCAGAGGTTTACTTCCTCGCCCTGAATGCTGCCAATGACATCGCCCTACGTCACAAGGAGCAGGTGGCCGAAACAGTGGAAAAGCCCTTGCCGCCTACCGCTGGGCAGCCGAGTGGGCGGGCCCGGAAAACGAGCGCAAAAGAGAAGTCCACGAAAAGCTGAGGGTTTACATCCCTGAGCCGCCAGAGCTGGACGGTCCAACCACCGATATGCTGGAAGCCTATTACGTGATCAGTCGGGGCCGGCAGTATGTCGGCATGAACGGTGTTCCGGCACCCCTCTCTGTTCGGGATCTGAGTGACTACCTGGCAGCCTACGGTGAGCGATATTCCCGCGAAGAGTTTGATGCTGTGATATTCGCCCTTGATGACGATTTCCGCAAAAGATGGGCAGAGCAGCAGGAAAGCTCAATGACCAAGTGATCTCGGGTGCTCGGTTTGTGATGAAGATTAACCACAGCGCGGGACGTCCCGCAGGAGCAAAAATGAGCACATTCACGCCTGCGGGAGCCGAGTTCGAAATGGTCTCAGTTACGTGTGGTATTTGCGCCACGGAATCTGCGAAGGCTGAAGTCCTGCAAGGAGTTTGGCCAGATCTTGCCGACCGTGATACCGGAAGGTTCCCCGCGAATCTTGTGACGCAAGAACAACGGGCACTCCTGGAAAGTGCGGCTGGAACGATTCGCGGACCGGCTGCGCTGCGCTAGATGACGACGTGTAGTGACAGCCAACATGACGCGGCATGGCCGCAGGAGTGGGATATGAGCAGCGAGTACAAAGGCCTTGCGAAAGAAGTGGCGGGCTTGAAGCGTGAGATTGAAGATATAAAGGCTCGACTCAGCCAGGAGTCGAGCCTGCGAGTAGCCACAGACGCCTCAGTAGCGCATGCGGTAGGTTCAATCTCGGAATTTATCCGCGGGGGAAAGACGGCGGCTGCTGATCCAGAATAAGAGCAGCTGATCTTGCTGTTTCGATTACCTCGTTGAAAACTTTGTTCTTGCCGGTGCCGTCCTCGACATGTTTTTCGCGCATTTTGGCGATCAGGTCATTATAGAGGCCCAAATCAATAGCGTCCTTTTTGCGAACTGCGGCTATTAGCGCATTAATGATGATGCTTTGGGCGATGACTGTTTCTTTGAGTGCTTGGTCTGACACATTGACCTCCAGGTCATAAACGCGCCGAAATTGGCGCTCTCCCAGTCCTTGGGCTTGCAGGCAAAGGACTGGGGAATCCTTTAGTCGAGCATTTCCCGGCGCATCATGGCCTGGAACTTCTCGCGCTCGGTTCTGCCGAGAGCCTCCGCCACTTCAAGTATCTGAGGGCCGAAACTGTCTTCGTCTTCGGTGCCGGCGGCTGCCTTGGCCTTGGTCATGAGTAAATCCAGCGCGCGACTGTATTTCGAGCTTTCCATGCTAAGCCTGGCTATTTCCCTGTCCAGTTCATCAGCCTTTGCCACTTCAACCTCATCTAGAGTTCGAGGCGAGAAGCTGGTGGTGAGTCTGGAGATGATCTCGGCATGCAGTGAGCGCGAGCCTTTGCGTGCGCTCTCCTCAAGCTGATCTCTCAACTCGGCAGGCATCCGAATTGGGTACGGGGAAATCTGGTGGCGGTCAGTCATGAATTGCTCGGGGTGGTTTTGCAATGCGGGCAGTATGCGCAATGACTCAATTAGGCTCAATGATCCTACTTGACTCTATTTTTATCTGAGTTAATATGAGTCCACAAACTAAGGAGGCAATCATGAAAGACGCGCACCAGGTTGCACCGTACAGCCTACGGATCGCAGAACAACTCAAGGGGAAGGCAAAGCAGGAGGCGCACACGAATCGCCGAAGCCTCAATGCTGAGCTCGGGCTTTTGATTGAGGAGGGTTTCAAGTGGCGGGAACAGCAGAGCAAGCAGGCGGTAGCCTAAAACGAAGAAGCCCCGGCGTACAGGCCAGGGCTTCAAGTGTGAAAACTTTCGACGGAGTTCACGAGATGAATACTAACACAGTAGTTGACATGCGCAAATTTGTGGAAGCCCGGGACGGCAAGGCATTTACCTCGTCCCAGAATGTTGCGGAGGCCTTTGGGAAGCAGCATTACCACGTTCTGGCGAAGGTTCGCGAGCTGGATTGCTCTGATCATTTTTTAACCCACAACTTTTCGTGGGTTCAATTTGAGCATCGCGGGAATCGTTACGATGCGGTTGAGATGACCAAGGACGGCTTTGTTTTTCTGGTCATGGGATTCACCGGCAAGAAAGCAGCCGCTATCAAGGAGGGTTACATTGCTGCTTTCAACTGGATGGCGGCCCAACTGGGGCTGTCGAGCAAGAGTCTCGTTGCCAAAGCTGTTTCCGAGGCGCTGGGTGCAGAAGGCGCGAGGACGCTCAGCAACGTCATGCGCTGCCGTGTAGCCAAGCTGCATGCCGAGCATCAGCGCAGCGCCACAGCCAAACTCGCTTCAGCACTTCATGCTCGCTTCGATGTTCCGCGCATGGAGCTGATCCCCTCCGACCAAATGGACGCGGCCTGCAATTTTGTTGCGAGCTATGCCATTGAGGGCGAGTACATCGGCAAGGAAGAGGCCAAGCCGGATTTGAAAATCCACTATCCAATTGAAGCACTAGCTGCGCGCCGCGAGGGGATGCTGACGATCCGCAACAGCGAGCAAGCGTGGCTGGATGTGACGATGCATGACTTACGTGATATTCACGGGGACGCCACGCCGCTTGAAAGGCTTCTATGGGATCTGGGAGAGGCTGGATTTGATATCCAGGGTGCATGGTGGGAGCTCCGGACGTATCGCAACAAGCTACGCGAGTTCGCCTCATTCGTAACAGGCATGGCGCGAGTGGTTGAGGAGCCGCAGCGTTACGCGGTGGATACCCCTAAAGGGAGGGCGGCGGCGTGAATTCAGCAATTATCCCATTTCATTACGAGGGGCAGGCCGTCAGCTTTAACAGTGACGGCTGGATCAATGCCACTGAAGTGGCAGCGCGTTACGGGAAGAAGCCAATCAAGTGGCTAGAGCTTGCCAGTACGAAAAACTACATGGCGGCGCTTTCTCGCCACCTCGGGTTTGATGTCCGCAATTCGGACTTCAAAATGGTCGAGGCGTCACGGGTTCGCGGTCGTGCCGGTACTTGGCTGCATCCAAAGCTCGCGGTGGCATTTGCCCGTTGGCTGGATGATGACTTCGCTGTCTGGGCAGACCTGCATATCGATGCGCTTCTTCGTGGCGAGCTCAACGAGAAGCAACAATTTGACCGTGCATGCAAAGCCTTAAATGACGCGCAGAGCATTGCCAGCCTCAGCGGGAAAGAGCTTTCAAGGTTTCGCTGGAAAAAGCCGAAGCTCGTACATGACGTTGATTACTGGCGAGACCAATTGCAGCTCACGCTTGGCCTCGATGTAGCCTGACCCCCTTAACTGAATTGCCCCGCACCTTCGGGGTTTTGGTGCTTCCTGCGGATGGTGGTAGATTGATGCCATCAAACAGGGAGGAGCGTTAATGTTCGGTGGATTTCTTGGGTTCATGGGTGTCGCAGTAGGCCTAGCGCTGCTGATTCTGGCGTGGCCAAAGGTTCCAACAAGGATGCCGATAGTCAAGGGCTCGGTGCTGACATTATCCGTCGCACTGATCGCAAACTTCGTCCTGTCTCTCTACTTGATGCGTCATCCCACCGCCGGAATGAAGGCCAACAGTTATGCCGCAGCGGCGGACGCCAGGAAGGAGCGGAGCCAGAAAGAGTGCAATGATCCCGTCAGTGCGTTCAGCGCCGTAACCCTTGAAGTAAAGCGCCGCCTCAAAGACCCAGATTCTGCCGTATTCCCATGGCCTAACGACCCCGAGGTCAGTGTCCAGCGGGTAGGCGGCGCCTGCACCTTTAGGGTTCGCGCGAATGTCAGGGCAAAAAACGCATTTGGCGCTTACTTGCCTAATCCGTTCGACGCGACCATCAGATTTGATATGACTAGAGGTGCGTGGGTATTGGAGGCGATCCAGATCTAGCGCAGTACAAAAAATCACGCAACCCGCTCCGGCGGGTTTTTTTTCGCCTGGAGAAACGTTATGACCCAGCAATCCAGTCGCCTGGATATCATCATCGATTCGCGGCAGGCGCAGCGTAATGGCGAGCAACTGCGCATCACACTGAACAACCTTGTCGTGGTTGGTGATCAGGCTGCCAACTCCATGTCAGGTGCTGGCTCGGCGGCTCGGGCAGCTGGCGTGGCATTCGCGGCCCTCGGTGCCGGTCGAGTGGTCAGCGAGATCATCCGACTGACCGACGCCTTCAAGTCCATGCAGGGCTCTCTGGCGCTCGTAAGTTCATCGACTTCTGTAGCTGCCGATTCATTCCAGAAGCTGCTGACGATGGCGAACAATACTGGCAGCTCGCTGGAGTCAACTGTTTCGCTGTATACCCGCCTGGCCAACGCCACCCGTGGCGCCGGCTACACCACTGAGCAATTGCTTGGCGTGACCGATGCCATCAACAAGGCGTTCGTAATTTCCGGCGCCACCATGCAGGAGGCTTCGAACGCCGCGATTCAGCTATCCCAGGGCTTGGCTTCTGGCACGCTTCGCGGCGAGGAACTGAACTCTGTTATGGAGCAGGGGCCACGCATCACCCGTGCGCTTGCCGAATACCTGGGCGTAACTAACGGCCAGATTCGCCAGATGGCTGCCGACGGCAAGATCACTGCTGAGGTTGTTACCAATGCGCTTCTCAAGTCGCTGACTTCGCTAAACTCAGAGCTTGATCGCATGCCGCGCCGGTTCGAGCAAGCATCGACCGCACTGAAAAACAACTTCCTTGCGGCTGTAGGGCAGATCGACATAAATCCGCTTATCAGTTCGGTTGATGCGTTGGCCGGCTCTCTGTCGAAACCAGAAGTCATCGATGGCATTCAGTCCATCGCGACCGGCCTCGGCAATGTCGTTGCTGTCGGCGGTGATGGGCTGAAAACAGTCGTCTCCAACACCGATGCTTTGATGGCGATAACCGGTGCTTACGCTGCAAAAGTTGGTGTCGGGCTGGTCAGCTCTCTAGGGCTGGCGGTCAAGGCTAGATACGACCTAATCGTCGCGACACAAGCGCAAATTGTCACCGAAAGACAGGCCGACGTTGCGTCTACAGCCGCTGCCGCACAAGCTACCCGACGCGCTGCAACCGAAGAGGCTGCCGCTCTGGCGATTTCCCAGAGATCACTGGTCGAGGCTTCTTCTACGCGAGCCGCCCAAGCAAGCGCGCTTATCCGAATACAGGCTATCCAGGCTCAGCTGGTCGCGGATCGGGCTCTGGAGACTCAGCGGCTAAAGTCGCAGATCACCGAGACTGGACGTCAGCAATCTCTCGCTCGCTTAGCGGAGATTCGTCGGACCGAGGCTATCATTACAGCCCAACAAACTGCCGCACGGACTGCGCTAGCCCAGGCAACCAGTTCAGAAATTATCGCTCAGTCTGCTGTCACTGCTGGAAACGCACGACTGGTGACTTCGCGCGAAGCTGACACGCTAGCGATGAACGCTCAAAATGCCGCTCAGACTCGTCTTAACGCCGCGCAGAGCGGTGGTGCGAGGGCTGGCTCGGCGATCTTGGGGCTGCTTGGCGGACCTATGGGCCTACTGACAACAGCCATCACACTGGCTGCCGGCGCGGCAATCTACTTCGCGAGCAGCACCGATACCGCGACAAAATCGCTGATCGATCAGAATCTGACGCTTGAAGATCAGATCGAAAAGTTCAAACGACTGAACGCAGAGCAGAAGCAATTTCAAGCCTCCAGCTGGATGCGCGAACAGAAGAAAGAGGCTGAGGAGGCGGCCGATGCTCTTGAGTCGTATAAGAACACGGCAGTAACCGGTCTATCCCTCACAGGCGAGTCGGCTGGCGTATCAATGCGTCAATTCAAAAGCTTGTTCGAGGAGGTCGGAAATGGTCAGAAGCCGCTAGCCGATCTGACCACCTGGCTTGGCAATAACACCAAGCTGTCCGCCGAATACAAAACGCAACTGATCGGCTTGGCCAATACCTACTCCACCAGCAATGAGGCATCTCAGCGCTACGGCAAACTGCTGGATCTCAGCAAGAACTCAGCGGATTCCGCTTCCGCTGCAACATCCGGCTTGGCGAAATCTCAGGCCGCCGTGGGCGCTTCGACAGAAAGCAATGCGCAAGCTTGGGCAAAATACATTGAGCAACTGACCAAGACCCGCGACCTGGTTGGCGCAAACGCAGCGGCTGAGGCGGCATACACCGCCATCAAGATGGGCGCCAATTCGTCGCAGCAAGAGCAAGCCAAGGCCATCGCAGCGCAGACCGACCTGCTCAATAAGTACCAGGACGCGGTCAAGGAGAACAACAAAGTCGAGCAGGAGCGACTGAAGGTTCTACTGGTGGCGAGTTACACCGCCATGCAGGCCGCTGAGGATACGGCAGCCGCACAGAAGAAGGCTCTGGACGATACGGCAAAAGCGGCCGAAGAAAGTTCGGCCCGGCAAGTCAGCGCGATGCAGCGGATCATCGACAAGTCGATTAACCTGACTGCAGGTCGCAATCTGCTGCTGGTTGATCAGCAAAAGCAAGGGCTCAGCGGCTACGGGCTGCTGACAAATGGCGGTACCGCACCAGCCGCGCCTGTCACTCCGCGCAAAACGCCTCAGCAGCTGGCAGAAGAGCAGATGGCGCAAATTGTTGCCGGCACCACGCCGAACAAGCCGACTAAAACCCCGAAAGGCCCAAGCGAAAAAGGCGAGCTTAACGCCGCGCTGAGCGCATTCGATGCTCTCTACAAAAAAGCAGACCCGGCGGCGCAGGCTGTTCGAGACCTAACCGAGGCGCAGGAGAAGCTGCAGCTCGCGCTTTCAAAGGGGAAGATCACGCAGGAGCAATACGGCGTGGCGCTGGGCCAGGCATCAAAGGATTACGCCGCAGTTATTGAAAAAAGTGGCGAGCTGAGCCAGGCCGAGCAGTATCGACTGCAGATCCAGAAGCAACTCCAAACCCAGCAGGAAGCTGCCAATCAGGCAGCTGCTGCTATTGGGCAGGGTACCGAGGAGGCACAACGAGCCTCGGAGCGATTGAAGCTTGAAAGCGATCACAACGACCGAATCCTTGATCTGCGTACCAAGCTTGCCAGGGCGTCAACTGACCAGCAGCGCAAGGATTTGCAGGATCAGATCAATATCACCGAGGAGCTATTCCCGCAGCAGGTCGCAATCATGGTGAATGGCTGGGCCAAAGTGGATAAGGCTCAGGCCGACTGGTCGAACGGTGCAAGGTCGGCATTTCAGAACTATGCCGAGCAAGCTGCTGATGTGGCCGGCCAAAGCAAATCGCTATTCACCAATGCCTTCAGCAACATGGAAGACGGCATCATCCAGTTCGTGAAGACCGGGAAGTTGTCATTCAAGGATCTGGCCGACGGCATCATCGCCGACCTGATCCGCATCCAGGTGCGTCAGGCGGCGGTGGGCATCTTCGGCACGCTGTTCAGCGGACTGGCGGGTGCTGGTGCATCTGCTGCCGGTAATGGCTTTGCCGCTGGATCGGCTGCAGCGACATCGTCGAGCCTGGGGGCTTCGGCGGCCGGTTACAGCTCGAAGTACGGCTTCTCCGACGGCGGCTATACCGGTGATGGTGGCAAGTTCGAGCCGAAGGGCGTAGTGCACGGCGGCGAGTTCGTTGTCCGCAAGGAAGCGGTGAGCCAGCCAGGCGCCCGGGAATTCCTCGAGCGCATGAACTCGAACACCAAGGGCTATGCTGACGGTGGCTACGTTGGTGGTGGGGCATCTACTTCAAGGGCAGCTACTTCTTCTGCATCGATGAGCCTTCCACCAATTGAGCAGAACTTCTATTTCCAAGGCAGCCCTGATTCAAACACCGCCGAGCAACTGAAGCAGGCGGCAGATGATGGCGCGAACCGCGGCATGAAAGGGGCGTACGAGATGATGCTGCGTGACCTCAAACAAAACGGACCAGCAATGCAACTGATTAGGAGAAATCGATGAAGGTTTCCGATTTGGATACGGGGAAGCTGATCGAGGTAATCAATCGTGCAATCTTCCCAGTGGTTTTTGAGGGCGTAGACGCCCAAACACCTCCAAACGAGTTGCGTGATCGTGCAAACCTAAACTCCGAGATCATGGGGCGGATCATGGGGGTTCTCCTCTGCAATGACGAGGTTGGCGAGGAGATCTTTGATCTGATCGATCGAAGCGTGGCGCACATGAAGACAGGACACGCTGAATCGTTTGGCGAGTTGCTGGGGCCGGGCGGCTCATTGAGCAAAATTCACAAGCTCTAAACGCCGCCGATTTTTCCAAGGAGTACCGCATGGCTCTCACGTGGCCGGCTTCGCTGCGCCCGTCAGAAATGACGTGGGGCATCGTCAACAACAGCAGGGCGTTCACTTCGACACTCTCGAACGCCCAGCAAATCATCGGCTACCCGGGCGCCTACTGGCAGTGCACGCTGACCTTCGGACTATTGACGAGGGGCCAGGAGCGCGAGCTGTCGGCGTTCCTCGGGCGGCTCGACGGCATGATGGGCACCTTCAACCTTCCGGCCTTCACCAGGCGCAGGACGAACAGCGTTGGCGCACTGACGGTGGTCACCGGTAACGCTCAGGCGCGGTCGATGGTCATCGGCGGCGCAACGGCGAACGCACCGGCCTTCAGCGCCGGCGACTACATCACCATCGCCGGCGAGATGTTTGAAGTCACTGATCCTGCATCAGCAAATGCGCAGGGCAGGGTGACCGTGCTGCTCAACAAGCGGATCCGCAAGACGCTCACGGCCGGTACCGCTGTCGAGTACCTCAACCCCTACTCGGAAATGCGGATGACCTCTGACACCTGGTCCATGTCCGTGCGCCCCGTGGTCGCGAACGGCAGTTATCAATTCAGGGAGGCCTTCTGATGCCCTCAGCATTCCCGTTCAGTCAGAGCGTGGTGAACATCATTGCCACCGGACGGTTCATGCCGGTGTACGCCGTGCAGCTCGATTTCGTCGACGGCATGGTCTTCGCGCACACCGGTACCGGCGACCTGGTGGTCGACGGCATCACCTATCAAGGGGTTGGCAATTTCGGCCAGGTCAGCCAGTCGCAGGAAAGCGACAACTCCGGTTCGCCGATGTCGGTCGAGCTGACGCTCAGCGGTCTCGATGCCTACATCCTCTCCGAGACGAACGTGCGCGGCTGCCGCGGGCGGATGGCCAAGGTCCTGTTCGTGGTGTTCGACGAGGCTGGAAACTACGCGGCGGACATCCTGTTTTCCGGCCGGATGGATGCAGCCAAATTCTCGTTCGCCGGCAACGGCCAGGACGGCAACAGCATCACCGTGCCCGTGGTCGACCGGATGGCTGAGTGGAGCCGCACCGGTACCGAACGCTTCACCGACGAAAACCACCGCGCGCGCCACGACGGCGACCGGTTCTTCTACGCCATCGCCCAGATGTCCGAGTGGCCCATTTACTGGGGCTCGAAGAAGGACGCACCGACATTCACCTATGGAATTTAGCCATGCGCTACCGAGACTGGACAACTCGTCTGAACGACGTGATCAAGGCCGCCCAAGAGCGGCCTTTTTCATGGGGGGAATTTGACTGCTGCCTGTTCGCTGCTGACTGCACGGCGGCGATTTGTGGCGTCGATCCGGCCGAGAACTACCGCGGCAAATACACAACGGAAACCGGCGCCAAGCGGCAGCTGAAAAAGCAGCACGGCAGCCTTGAGGCTGCATGGGATGCCCATTTTGCAAGGGTGCCGCTGACGTTCATCCAGCGCGGCGATGTGGTGCTGTACGACGCCCCCGGCGGCCGAAGCATGGCTGTTTTCTGGGCTGGCGATTATTGGGCAACAACCGACGACGGCGCAGCCCGTGTCGTATGCGAGCCACTGGCCGCGTGGAGGGTTGAATGAGCGGCGGCGTCAGAAAACTTGCCTCGGTCGTGGTTGGTGCGGTTGTTGGTTTTGCCCAAGGTGGCCCGTGGGGAGCGGTCGCCGGCGCCGCGCTGGCCTTTTACGCATCGGAGCAGCAGGAAAAGCTCAATACCAAGTCGCCACTGCGCGACAACGAGCCGTCGGCGCAGACTGTTCGGTCGTCGAAGGCGCCGGTCCGTTTCATCCTCGGCCGCGTTTCCACCGGTGGCGTGCTGGTCTGGGCGCAGGAGCAGGCCGGTGCGCAGGGTGAGGGAGAGTGGCTGCACCTGGTGTACGTGTTGTGCGAAGGCCCGATCACCGCACTTGAGAACATCTATCTGGGCGAGGAAGAGATCGGCAGCTACGGCGCGCAGGCGACGTATGAGCTGGTGGTCAATCCGACTCAGGTGAACGCTTTCCTGAAGGCCAACTGCCCAGACTGGAAGGACAGCCAGATCGGCCGGGGCCTGTCGTTCGTTCGGGTATCGCTGCAGTACAGCGCAGAGAAATTCCCGTCGGGCATCCCGGACACCCGTTTCGTGGTGCGCGGCCGCAACGACGTTTACGACCCGCGCACCGGTACCGCTGTTTACAGCGCCAATACCGCGCTGCACCTGCTCTGGTTCCTGCGTGCGCGTTGCGGCGTGCCGGACGACGAGATCGTGTTCGAAACCTTCGCCAGTGCTGCCAACGTGTGCGACGAGGCCCTGACCAATGCCGACGGATCGACCAGCCAGCGCTATCGCAGCGGTTGCGTGATCGGTGCAGACGAGCAGCGCACGGGTGTGCTGCAGAAGCTTGAAGCGGCCTGCGGTGGCCACCTGATCCGTGTTGGCGGTCGCTGGATGCTTCAGGCGGGCGCGTACTACGGGCCGTATGACTTCGAGATCACCGAGGACATGGTGATCGGCACTGTCTCCGGCAGCACCGAGCCGACCAATGACTCGGCAATCAACACCGTCCGGGGAACGTTCATTGACCCGTCGCAATCGTGGACGGAAACCGACTACCCGGAGGTCAGTGTTGCTCAGTGGATCGTTGAGGATGGCGGCGAGGCGGCAGAAACGCTGACCTACTCCTACGTCACTGATCCGTATCAGGCCCAGCGCCTGGCGAACATGGAGTTGCGCCGGCGCCGGGCGGGCGGTGCGATCAGCATTCCGATGAACTTCGCCGGCTACAACTGCCGGCCCGGGCGCGTGGTGCGGGTCAACTTGCCGTCGCTGAACATCCTTGGCGAGTTCATCGTTTCGGACTGGTCCATGGGCGACAGCGAAGGCTGTACCGTCCAGGTAAAACAGTATGAGGCGGCGATCTTCGATGATGCCGTGGGTCAGCCCTACAACCCTATTGGTTTTATCAATCTGCCGGCCGGCGGTCTCGGTACGCCGAGTTCGCTGACATGGACGCAGGATACGACCGCCGAGGTAACTCAGGGCGTGCTGTCGTGGCTGCCACCGACCGGAATCGTCAAGGAATACATCGTCATTGTTCGGCAGGGCGCGAACGCGGTGCAGTCGCACAACGTACCGGCCACCTCGACGGAGATCGCCATCAACGGCCTGCCGTCTGGCAACTACACAATGAGTGTGGCTGCGGTAGGGCCGATGGCGCGTTCTGGTGAGGTGACGATCACCGTCAGCATCAACGGACCGCCCATTCCAGAAAGCTGCGTGGTGCAGTCCTCGATCGATAGCATCGTGCTGATACCGAGCAACTCGCAAAACGGTCTGAATGGTGGCACCTACGAATACTTCTTCAGCACTTCGCCAACGGCGACGGCTGCTGACGCTGACTATCTCGGGCAAGGCTTGTCGTTCACACACACGGGCTTGGGGTTTTGGACCAACTACTACTACTTCATCCGCTCATCGAACGCTTATGGGAAAAGCGCGTTCCTTTACGTTCCTGCGCAGACCTCAAACGACGTTTCTGCGTACCTTGCTGCCTTGGCTGGCAAGATAAGCAAAACGGAACTTGGACAGGATGTTGTCACTGAGATCGAGAAGATCCCAGGCCTGCAGGCGCAAATCGATGCGCTGGACAACATCCTGCTCTACGACCCGCAAAAGACATACCTGAAGAACGATATGGTTCAGCAGGGGCAGCGACTCTATCAGGCTGTTCAGGCGGTGCCATTGAATACGCCGCCGCCAAATCAGGCGTATTGGAAAGATGTCGGTCAGTCCATAGAGGCTGTCAACGGCGTGGCCCAGCAGGTGGCGACTAATACCACCGATATCAACGAACTCGACGGCGTCGTAACGGCGACAGCAACCTCATTAGAGGCGCTACGGGCATCGTCGCGAGACGACAACGGGGAAGGTGACCTTGCTGATGCTCTGAAGGGTTGGAATAGCACCGCTGCGATCGCTACGGAAAGCAAAGTCCGGGCCTCGGCTACAGAAGCGATGGCCCAGCGACAAACCACTCTGGAAGCGAGGGTAGGGCAGAACGAGTCGACCATCACCGACCTGGATCGTGTCGTTACGACGACCAACACGGCCAATGCTACGAAGATCAACCAGTTGGGCGTTTCGGTCGGGCAGAACACGGCGGATATCCAGCAAACGTCCGCCGCCTATGCCGATACCGCCGGTAAGCTGACGACGATGTGGTCGGTGAAGATGCAGGTTAACGCACAGGGGCAATACGTCGCCGCCGGTATCGGCTTGGGCATTGAGAACACGGGGGCAGGCCTGCAAAGCCAGTTCCTCGTTGCTGCTGACCGGTTCGCCGTTGTGAATGGGATCAACGGCAACCTGTCGGTTCCGTTCGCTGTACAGGGCGGGCAGGTGTTCATGAACTCGGCGTTCATCATGGACGGTGCAATCACCAACGCCAAGATTGGCAATTACATCAGCTCAACCAACTACATCGCCGGCCAACAGGGCTGGATTCTCAATAAAGACGGAACGCTGGAGATCAACGGAATCGTGCCCGGTCAGGGTCGGCTGGTGATCAACTCGCTGAACGTTTCGGTTTATGACGCCAACAACGTGTTACGCGTTCGTCTCGGCTGGCTGGGGTAACCAATGGCACATGGAATGAGGGTATGGGGCGCCGATGGGGCGCTCCAGCTAGACGAAAACTCTTTCACCATTCGAGTTGTGCTGTCGACGCTGGTAACTTTTCCAGTCGGGCCGAAAAGCAGTCGGGACTTCTCTGTCCCTGGAGTTGGGCCCAGCAACGGAACAGCAATCGTGATTCCGAACGGGACGTACAACGTCAACCAAATGCAGTTTGAGACGGAAATGCTCGACGGTGTAGCTCGGGTTTACAACCACACGCGCACATATGCAGCCAGCAACGTTTCGTCAGGAACAATGCGCCTTATCGTGATGAGGTGGGGCTGATGAGCTATGGCCTTCAATTCACCAACAACAGCAACGTCGTCACGCTCGATTCGGAGTTCGCTCGATTGATGGTGATTTCCTCGGGAAGGTTCTCCCCAACTGAGGAGGGCGGTCTCGGCTCGACGACGTATTTCGCGAGCCCGGTCACCTCGCAGGAGCCTCCACTGGTGTTTGTGCGTCCGGATACTGTCAACGCAATCGCAGGCCTTTGCCAGATGCGTCTAATCGGATCGGCCGGGAACTGGACCGGGTTCTATGTTCGGGCCTACAACGCGCTCACCGCTCAGCCAAACGGTCGATATTTCGTGGCAGCCTTCGCTGCGCAGGCTGTCGCCCAATACGGAATGCGTTTGTGGGATGGTAGCGGAAAGCTTCTGTTCGATTCTGGCACCCCAAATGCCAGCTTCACTCGAGCGTTCCAAAATTGGAATTACGTCACGTACGACCTGGATGCGCAGGGGTTGACTCGAATCTACTACTCGGTCCCGTTTGATTTTCCGCAGAACGAATTCATGCTTCTTAATACATTTGGCATGCCTATGACGTCGGGCAGCGGGATTCCTCGAAACCTATACTGTTGGTGGGATTTTCCCAACAGCAAGCTCTACGCCATCACGGTTGCAGCTTCAAACCCATTCGCCTTTTTCCTCCCGGCAGTTTTCGCAAAACAAGCCGCTTAATCAACTCAAAGGATGCTTCCATGCCCTGGTACAAAACCGGGACGGTTTCTGTCGTCCAAAATTCCAATGCAGTGATCGGCGCGGGAACTGCTTTCATCTCAAATTCCCGAGTTGGCGATGCCTTCCGAGGTCCGGACGGTGGCTGGTATGAGGTGACCAACATTGCCAGCGACACCGCCATGTCAATTTCGCCTCCGTACAGAGGGGTGTCGAGTGGCGCGGGTTCTTATGCCTTGGCGCCGATGCAGGGTTACGTCAAGGACTCGGCCGATGCGCTGCGTGGCATCGTGAATCAGTACGGCAATAAGCTCGCCGCGCTCGGCACTACTGGCAACTACGAAATCCTGCCGATTGATAAGGGCGGTACTTCCGCGAACGACGTCCCGACGGCGCGAGCAAATCTCGGGCTGACCCTGCAGTCCTCTGCAACTGACTCCACGCCCAGCCGGGTTTTGTTGACCGGGGCTTTCGGCCTCGGCGGTTTTGGCGGCGCGCCGAACGTCAGTGACCTGTACAACGGGAAAGCGTTCGAAGCGGTGCAATTCAACAGCGGCACCGCTGGTGCTCAGACATCGTTCGGATGTGCTCTGCGCATTCAAGGGAGCGGTGGGGAGTGGCGCAACATAATTCAGTTCGGCACCGGAGGGGAGCTGAACTGGACCACGATCACGAACCCGACCTCGGGCGGAACTTGGCGTAATTACACGATTTACCACAGCGGTCTTGCGACTGGTAACTACATCGCCACAACGCTCCAGAACGGCTACGCGGCTCAGCCCAGCCGCTTGAACGGTTACCGCCTTTATCTTGGCAAGGTTGAGGCGAAAATGAACATCAGTTTCCCTTCCGGTTATACCGACGGCTTGGTTGTCACCACGCTTCCGGCCGGCTTCCGTCCAGACCAGACGTTTGCTATTCCTGGGACCTTCAACACGCGAGTGGTTGTGAGCACTGACGGGACCGTCTCAATCAACGGAGGCACCCCGGGCGCCTCTACCAGTTTCGCTTTCGAGTTCAAACCAGCATGAATCGAATCGTAGAGTTGGACCAATCCGGGAAATTCGTTTCAGACTTCATCGAAGGCGTCGGTCTTCCCACACCAACCAATTGGACTGCAGATATTTGCCCGGACGGCTATTTCGCTGCGCGGTACGCCGGATCTCGAACGATGTCCGGTGAATGGGTGCAGGGTGTATGGGTCGATGACAAGGCGCTGACGGAGCAGGAAGAGGCTGAACTTGCCCGCAAGCAGTTGGTGAGCGATACGGCTCTGAAAGTGGCCAGGCTTCTGGAGGATGCAGCTTTGCGCATCGCGCCGCTTCAGGACGCGGTGGACATTGATGAGGCGACCGAGGACGAAATTGCCAGTCTGAAGGACTGGAAGAAGTACCGTGTGGCCCTGAACCGCATTCCTGACCAGCCAGGATATCCCCAGTCCATCGACTGGCCGGCCGTCCCGGCCTGATCGATCCCATTGAATGAGAACCTGCCTTGAGCAGGTATTTTTTTGCTTGGAGAAAAGTATGAGTGCAACCGAAAAAGACCGCGACATCCTTGCGCGCACCCTGTGGGGCGAGGCGCGCGGCGAGGGCACGGCCGGCCAGATCGCCGTGGCCTGGACGATCCGCAACCGCGTGTTTGATGGCAAGACCAATTCGTGGTGGGGCGAGGGCTACGCCGGGGTCTGCCAAAAGCCGTCGCAGTTCAGCTGCTGGAACAAGACCGACCCGAACTATCAGTTCCTGATCGGCGTGAAACAGATCCCGTTCCGCGAGCTGGCGCAATGCCGGATTGCCGCAGACCAGGTGATCGACGGCAAGGTGCCGGATCCCACCGGCGGCGCCACGCATTACTACGCCACCAGCATCAAGGCACCGGCTTGGGCGGCGAAGGCCAAGCAGACTCTCAAGTTGGGCGGCCACATCTTCTTCAAGGATGTGCCGTGATGGTCGTTCCGTGGAAAACGGTTGGCGCGGTGGTGCTGGTGCTGATCGGCGCCGGCAGCGCCTGGCAGTTTCAGGACTGGCGCTACGGGGAGCACCTGGCGGAGCAGGCGCGACTGCACGCCGAAACCCTCAATCAAATGACCCAGGTCGCAGCGACCGCGCAGCAGGCCGAGCAGGACAAGCGTCTGGCTCTCGAGCAACGTCTGGCGGCCAGCGAGCAAACCCACTTCGAGAAAATGACCGATGCTCAAAAGAACCAGGATCGCCTGCGCGATCGCCTTGCCACTTCTGATTTGCGGTTGTCAGTCCTCCTCGACGCAACCGACGCTGCCAAAGGCTGTGGGGTGCCAGCCACCGCCGGCGCCGGCGGCTTGGATCATGCAGCCGTACGAGCCAGACTTGACCCGGCGCATGCTCAACGAATTATCGCCATCACCGACGCCGGAGACCGGGGGCTGATTGCCCTGCAGGCGTGTCAGGCGTATGTGAAGGCGGTCAGCTCTTCAGCTCACGCAACTCCCTGAGCAGTCGCTGGTTTTCATGGAAGAGGTGGTCTCTCTGGTGCGCCACGTCCGCAAATCTGCCTCTTTCGCTCAGTAAATCCCCCTCGGCGTACTGAAGCTTTGCCCTGAGAGAATTTCGCTCATGGGTAAGCGCGTCGTTGTCACGAACCAAACCCTCAATATTTTCAAGTGCCCGATCGAGCTTGAGGGTGAGCGCTTCGAATTCGTTTTCGTACATCCTGAGCTGGTGCCGGCATGTTTCGAGCGAAGTCGGGGTGCCGAGCCAATCGTCGGTGTTTTCTATATAGAGGGGATCCACGGGTATGCCTGCTGATTACTGGTTGTATATACAGTAATCGAGGCGCTGCGGACGGGCGAGGGTGAGGCGACGAGCTGTCAGTCGGGCGCCATCAAAACCGCCAGGGTCATCTTTATGAACTCCTCGTTCTTGTCGATCGTCCAGAGTGCGCCGCGGACATTCTCGGCGACATCTGCAGACCCGCGCTGCTCGACCCAGTTGGACAGCTCCATGATGGCGGCTTCGAGGGCGAGCTGGTTTTCGTTGATCTTGAAGAGCAGGGAAGGGAGCAGGTCAGAGTTTGGCATTTGGTTTCCTCAGTGGACGAAACCAGCGTAGCAGGGGGATTGGTTTTTCAGGTGGCAGGACGCCGGGAAGGTGCCAAAAAGGCTCAGTGACTTTTCGAGTGACTTTGTAAAACACGGTTGCGCACGGTTGGGCATCGTTGCAGCGAGCGCCCGGCGCGAAGCCTCTGTTTTGGCGGGCTGTAGACCAGTCCGCTTGCATGGGGTGCTAGGGGTCGAGTGTTCGAATCACTCCGTCCCGACCATATATTTCAATGACTTAGGCCAATGTTGATGACATTGGCCTTTTTCATGCGCGTGAGTTTTGCGGGACGACTATGCTGTGCGCAGCCAAAAAGCCACGCCTCAGTGCAGAACCCTACGGCTCTCACCAATCCTGATTCGGTCCAGGGCCCGGTTCAATGCATCCAGTGCATCCAGAAGCGCCTTTGCCTCTGCCTCTCGGCCATCGCCCCATAAACGTTCCGCCATTTTGTTCAGGGCCTGGATCGAGCGTTCGATGTCAGCGGCGGTCGCGGGTGCCTGGGTTTGCGCTTCTTTGCTGGGCATACTTTCATTCATCTGCAGGGGATTGGCGATGCCCAGCAT